GACGTCCCGGCCAAGCAGATCAAGCTGAAGATCATCGACCTGATCGGCGAGATGGCGAGCATCGAGCAGCGCATGAAGCTGTATCTGACGCCGTACCTGTTCCTCACCGATCCCGAGACCGGACGGCTGTACCCGCACGTCAGCGCCATGCTGAACACGCGGCGCCTGGCGGCGGAGAGCCCGAACTCCGGCCAGATGAGCAAGCGCGGCGAGTCGACCTACGTCCGCGGCTTCGTCGAGGGCGACACCCAGGACCACGTCGTGGTCAGCGTGGACTGGTCTTCGGTCGAGCTGGTGATCATCGGCGAGCTGTCGGACGACCCGCTGTTCCACGACGCGTTCGGACAGCGTCCGTACAAGGACCTGCACGCCGGCGCCGCGACCTCGGTGCTGCAGGTCGAGATGCCGTGGCTGACCGAGGACCAGTTCAAGTCCCTGAAGTCGCTGCGCAAGCTCGAGGACTTCTACGACAGCTACGGCGTCCAGCCGACGGACGCCGAGCGCCTGTTCACTAATCTCAAGGGCGAGCCGATCGAGGACTGCCCGGGCGCGTACAAGCTGTGGCGGACCGAGATCGGCAAGGGCGCCAACTTCAACTACTGGTTCTCGGGCTTCCTGCACACGATCGGCCAGAAGATGGGCTGGGGCCTGAACGTCACCGGCGCGGCCACCGACAACTACCGCAACCGGTTCTGGAAGGCGGAAGAGTGGCGGCTCGACACCATCGACCACGCCCGGTCCTTCGGCTGGGTGGAGCTGCCCGACGGGCACCGCCGGCACAAGTACGAGGCGACCTGGCAGTGGGTGGACGAGTTCAAGGCCAAATTCCCCCGCGACGAGCTGCTGGATCCCATCGTCCACGAGATCTGCCGGCGCATCCAGAAGCGGGCGCTGAACCAGTGCGTCAACGCCGTGGTGCAGGGCACCTGCGCCACGCTGATGAAGCGCTCGACGCTGCGGATGCGCTCGCTGCTGCGGGAGCGGGGCTGGACCAAGGGCGACATCGCCCGCTTCCTGATCCCGATCCACGACGAGAAGGTCTACAGCGTCCACCACGAGCTGGCGCCGTCGTTCATCACCACCCTGCGCGACGTGATGATCGACCACCCGGACCTGTTCCGGAACCTGGTGCTCGACGCCAGCCCGGCCGTGGGCCTGACGTTCGAGCCGTGGCACCCGACCAAGGCCCCGTTCGGGCAGGTCGAGCTGGCCGAGCCGCCCGCCGAGATCGTGGGCGCCGCCCGCGCCGGCAAGCCGCTCGACGAGGAAGGTTACCGGGAGGTGATCCAGTACCTGCGGCACACTAGGATGGCGGCATGAAAAAGATTCTTCTGAACCTCATCGGCGGCCTCGGCAGCTTGTCGCTGGCTGGTGCCGTCCTGCTGCTCGCGATGCACGGCGAGTGGCGCTGGGCGATCGGCCTCTCCCCTGTCGTGATCGGTTTGGGCACGTTCGGGATGCGCTACGGGTTCGGCGGGAGCGCCCGTTCGGCGCTCACCCCGGCGCTGATCGTCACCGCCGCCTGTGCGGTGTGGGTGATCTTGGTATGGGGCAAGCTGCCGTAATCTAGTTCCAGTGGAACCGAGCAGTCTTTTCACCCAAGACTGATAGCGTTCGGTATCCCGGTGTTCATGGTCAAGAACACCGGCAAGCCTTCGGAAGAGATTTTCGACAGCCACTGGCCGCTGCGCTACGGCAAGCGCGCTTGGGTGTTCAAGTTCACCGACTCCGCCGAGGCCACCGGCCAGAACAAGCGGATCACCAAGGTCAAGGCCCAGCCCAGCGACCGCGTCGTGGTCTGCAACGGGCGCACCATGTTCGCCGAGGTGAAGTCGACGTGGGACGCGTTCCGCTTCGACTTCAGCCTGCTGCGCCGGACGCAGAGCGCCATGGCCCGGATGATCATGGTCGCCGGGGGCGAGTATTACGTGTACGTCCACGCGCTGGCCTTGGACCGATGGTTCTGTGTTCCCTACCGGACCATCCTGCAGACCAAGGACGTGGGCCGCGCCTCACTCCGCTGGGAAGAGCTGCGCGGGCTCGAGTGGGACTGCGCGGCATGAGGTTCGCGACGGTCTGCTCAGGGGTTGAGGCCGTCAGCCTCGCGTGGGAGCCGCTGGGCTTCACGCCGGTGTTCTTCAGCGAGAACGCCAAGGCGCCGAGCAAGGTGCTCAAGCACCACTGGCCGCACGTCCCGAACCTCGGCGACATGACCCAGATCGACGGCCGGGCGTGGCGCGGCCAGGTCGACGTGCTGTGGGGCTCGACGCCCTGCCAGAGCTTCAGCCTCGCCGGCCGGCGGGCCGGTCTGGCCGACCCGCGGGGCGGTCTGACCCTGAAGTTCGTGGACCTCGCCGACGAGATCGACCCAGCCTTCGTCTGCTGGGAGAACGTGAAGGGGGTGCTCAGTGACAAGCACAACGCTTTCGGATGCCTTCTCGCTGGTCTGGCCGGAGAAGATGTGCCGCTGGTCCCGTCAGGGACCAAATGGTCGAACGCTGGTTATGTGCTTGGACCCCAGAGAGCAGTCGCGTGGCGGCTCTTCGACGCCGAATACGCAGGCCTGGCGCAACGACGCGAGCGTGTCTTCCTTGTCAGCTGTCCTCGAGACGGGGCCGATCCCCGAGAGGTACTATTTGAGCGTGACGGCCTGCGTCGGGATCATCCGCCGAGCCGCGAAACGGGGACGGTCGTTGCCGCTCTTACTGCTCGCGGCGTTGGGGTCGGTGGTCCTGACCTCGCTCACGCCCAAGCAGGACATCTGCTCCCTGTTGTCGCTGTCCGCGGCGAAATAACCCACCCCCTGCGCGGCGAAAGCCACGACGGCGGCGAGGACGGTCTCGGCAAGGGTACGCCGATCGTGGCGTTCTCCTGCAAGGACGACGGCGGCGACGCGGCCGGCGACGTGGCTCCGACGCTCAGGGCCATGACCCACGAGGGGTCGCACGCCAACGCAGGCGGTCAGCTGGCGGTCGCCTACGCCGTCGCCAGCCGTGGCCGGGACGACGGCGCCACCCTCGAGCTGGGCGGCGAGGTCGCCAACAGCCTGCGGGCGGCGGACGGCGGCGGCTCCCGTGAGCTGGTGCTGATCGCCGAGGCGCCCCTGTTCCAGAAGGTTCCGGTCACGCCACAGACGTTGGTGACGGCCGCACGGCTGGTCAGGGCGCGCGTTCGGCGGCTCACGCCGCTCGAGTGCGAACGCCTGATGGGCTTTCCCGACAATCACACGCTGGTGCCGGGGATGGCCGACGCCCCCCGCTACAAGATGTGCGGCAACAGCGTGGCCGTTCCCGACGTCCGGTTCATCGGACAGGGCATCAAGAAGGTGGGGCTATGCAAGACGTAATGGTGGACATCGAGACCACGGGCACCGACCCGTGCCACACCTCGATCATCCAGCTCTCAGCGGTAAAGTTCGACTACGAGACCAGCCAGATCGGCGACTCGTTCGACATGTGCCTGTTCCCGCTGCCCGAGCGGTTCTGGGACGAGGACACCCGCGCGTTCTGGAACAAGAACAGCGAGGTGCTCGAGAGCATCCTGCACCGTGCCCAGGATCCGGCCGCGGTGATCCACGCCTTCGTGCAGTGGGTCCGCGACGGCGGCAACGGCCAGCCGATGCGGCTCTGGGCCAAGCCGGCCACGTTCGAGCAGCCGTTCCTGGCCAGCTACTTCCGCCGCTTCGGCCTCGACAACCCGTTCCACTACCGCTTCACCATCGACCTGAACTCCTTCGTCCGCGGCATGCAGGGCGACCCCGGCGCCGAGCCGCTGGAGAAGAAGATCCCGTTCCAAGGCAACATGCACGACGCGCTGGACGACGTGCTCCACCAAGTGAAGGTCGCGCTGATGGCCCGACACATGGTCGGGGGCGGCGCCGATGCGACTGCCTGACTGGCTGAAGGAGCGTCTGTTCAGTAGCGCGTTCGACGCGACCTGGCGCGACCCCGACCTGCTGATCGGGCCGGAGAACAACCCCTACCTGCGGCGCTGGTGGCTGGTCCCACGCAACCCGTTCCTGAACGTCTACCTGCACAACATCCGCAGGTCGGACGACGCGACCCGCGGCCTGCACGATCATCCATGGTGGTCGGTCAGCGTGCTGCTGAAAGGCAGCTACTACGAGATCGTGCCGCTGAACCCGCGCAACCCGAGGGGGCGGACGCAGCGCCTGTTCTGGCGATCAGGCTCGGTGATCTTCCGCGGCGCCAAGCACGCCCACCGGCTTGAGGTCACGCTTCCCAAGGCGAACGTCTGGACCCTGTTCATCACCGGTCCCCGCTTCCGCCAGTGGGGCTTCTGGGAACCCGAAGGATGGAGGGCGCACGATGCTCTATGACCTGAGCGCGTACCGTGAGGCTCGCGTCGAACCGCCTCCGGCCCCTCTGCCGGCCGAGGACGAGGTGCTCTGCACCGTCACGATCACTTCCGAAGGGGTGCAGGTGTGGGTGTCCGACCAGGTCGCCACCCTGCCCCAGCGCGCCTGGCTGGCGCGCCGGATCAATCAAGCGAAGGACATGCTGACATGGCGCGACTGAAGCTCACCGGCGACGTCCATCTGGGCAAGAAGTTCCAGCAGAACGTCCCGCTTCACCGGCGCGGTGACCGCGAAAAGATGCAGTGGGAGCAGCTCGAGCGCGAGCTGATGGACTGCGACGGGGCCGACGCCCACATCCAGATGGGCGACATCTTCGACGGCTTCGTCGTCTCGTTCGCCGTGATCATGCGGCTGGTCGAGCTGTACAAGCGAGCCCGGGCCAAGAACCCGAACGTCCGCTTTGGCGTGCTCAGGGGCAACCACGACGCGGACCGGGACCTGGACCGCGTGTCGGCGTTCGACGTGCTGGCCGAGCTGCTGGCCGCGATCGGCGTGGTGGTGGCCAAGGACGAGCCAGTGGAGATCCTGCCCGGGCACTGGATGATCCCGTGGCACCCGATCATCTCGGCCCAGGCGATGGTCAACCACTACGCCGACCGGCTGGCCGGCGCCGCGGCGGTGTTCGGTCACTGGGACGTGGTCATGGGCGAGGAGAACCGCTGCCCGGCCCAGGCGCTGGCCCAGCTGGGCGTCGGCGCGATCTACACCGGCCACGACCACCTGCCGCGGATCGAGCGCGTGGACGGGGTCGACGTGTTCGTGGTGGGCTCGATGCAGCCCTACAGCCACGCCGAGGATCCGGGCGAGATCATCTACGTGACCCGCACCTTGGCCGAGGTCCGCGCCGACCCGAACGGCTTCGCCATGAAGGCGCTGCGCGTGGTGCTGGATCCGGGCGAGACCTTCGACCTGCAGATCGACTGCCTGCAGCTGCAGGTCACCCGCGGCAAGGTCGAGGCGGAGGAAGTCGACTTGGGCGAAGTCCAGTTCGAGGCCTTCGATCTGAACGAGCTGTTCGCGGCCGCCTGCCGGCAGATCGGGCTCGACGCCGAGACCCAGGCGCTCACCAGCCGGCGTCTGGAGGAAGAACGTGCGGCCCGCGCTTAGCGACGCCCACGTCGCCGTGCTGACGGCCTGCCTCGAGCTGCCGCTCGCCCCGGGCGAAATGGCCCTGCTTCGATCCATCGTTCACCACGCCGGCATGGGAACCCTGCACGACTGGGGCATGGCCAACTTCATGCGCCAGGACGAGGTGAACGCCCTCTTCAACCGCTGTCAGGAGTTGCTCCGTGTTCCATAAGCTGGACTACTCGGTCACCTTCGACAAAGGACCGAACGGCCCCCGCACGCTGCGGGCGTCGCTGAACTTCACCACCGGGTTCACCGTGATCAGCGGCCCGAACGAGGCCGGCAAGAGCTTCGTCTTCGAGATGATGCGCTTCGCCCTGTTCGGGACGCAGGCGCTGCGGGGCGCCGCTGAGGACTACAAGAGCCTGCGCATGTCGGCCGAGGTCGACATCCGCGGCGAGCGCTACCGGATCGACCGCAACATCGACAAGGCCACGCTGTACCGGGGCGGCCAGGTCGTCTGCAACGGCGTGCGCGCGGTCAACGACAAGATCGTCCGCATCCTGGGCTTCGGCCTGCAGGTGTTCGACGTGGCCTGCTCGGTGAACCAGGGCGAGGTCGAGCGCCTCGGCGCCATGGCGCCGGCGGAGCGCAAGAAGATGGTCGACGGCGTGGTCGGGATCGACACGCTGGACGTGGTGGCCAAGTGGTTCGTCGACGAGGCCAAGGTGTTCGACCGGGAGGCGGAGGCGATCCGGTCCCGGCTCGTGGTCCCGGTCCGTCCGGCCGTGCCTGACGGCTATCGGTCCAGCGCCGAGATCCCGCTCGAGACCGCCCGCGCCCAGGCTCGCGAGCTGGCCGAGCTGACCGGCTGGTTGGCGCACGCCCGGCCCAAGCCGGCCGAGCCGACCTGCAAGGTCGATCTGCCGGCGGTGAACCTGACGGTGTTCGCCAACAAGCGCCGCAAGCTGCGCGAAGAGATCGCCGACCTCGAAGCCGTGCCGCACGCGGTGGCGTTCTACACCGACGCGCAGCTCGACGAGGCGGAGACCGACTGGCAGGCGTACGTCGAGTACGAGAACGCCCAAGCCTGGCTGCGCAACAACCCGGCGCCGCGGGCGACCGGCGAGCTGCAGCTCGACGTGTTCGAGGACGACTGGACGGCGATCCACAACGTCGAGACGCGCGCCTCGCTCTGCCAGCGGATCAAGGCGCTGCAGGAGAAGGGCTTCAAGCTGTGCCCGCACTGCGGCGGCGAGATCCCGCTCGAGGAAGACGCCATCGAGCAGCTGGTCCAGCAGCACGACGCCCTGCCCGTGCCGGACAGCGGCCGGGCGCCGCCCACGCCGCCGCTCACCCCGGCCGAGATCGCGGTCGAGCGCCAGCGGCTGAAGACCTGGGACGCCGCGAAGGCCGAGCAGATGCGGGCCGTCGCGGAGATTCCCCGGCCGGGGATTCCGAAGGAGGACATCCCGGTCCACCGCACGGTGATCAAGCAGGCCCAAGCTTGGAAGGACGCGCAGGGTCTGCTTGCGGCGACGCGGCATCAGTTCGCCGAGATGCCCGACTACGAGACCATGCTGATCGAGCGGCAGGCCTACGAGGAAGCCCTGCCCCGCTACCGGCAGGAGCTGGCCGACTGGGAGGCGTGGAACACCGAGCGGCAGAAGAAGGAGCTGCGGCGCACCCAGCTGGCCGGCGCCGAGGCGACGCTCGCCGCGCTCGAGGCCGAGCACCGGACCGCCGTGGCGTTCGAGCAGCAGCTCGCCGTCTACGAGGCCGCCCGGCAGGCCTATGAGACCGGGGAGCGGGACGCCAACGACCTGACGGCCAAGGCCGAGCGCTACCGGAAGGTCCGCGACGTGATGGCGGTGCTGCGCTCGCTGATCAAGCAGCACCTGCTGCCCAGCCTGAACACGGTGGCCAGCGCGCTGCTGGCCGTCATGACCGGCGGCCAGCGCCGGTCGATCTACGTGGACGAGGAGTTCGACGTGCTGGTCGACGGCCAGCGCCTGAACACCCTGTCCGGCTCCGGCAAGGCCTGCGCCAACCTCGCGCTGCGCATCGCGCTCGGCCAGGTGCTGACCAACCGGGTGGTCTCGGTGCTGCTCGCCGACGAGATCGACGGCAGCATGGACGACTTCCGGGCCGAGAAAACGTCACAGATCCTATGGAACCTTACAAATAGCATCTCCCAGGTGCTGCTGGTCTCCCATAAGCAAATCGAAGGCGAACATCACGTTCGTATCGGAGGCTTAAGTGGGGACGGAGAACCAGCAGATCTCCTTGGATCGGCTGCGTGAGATCTACGAAAAACACGGCGGCAATCTCAATCTGATCGCTGCTGAACTCGGGATTTCACAAGGGGACATTCAAGAGAAGTTCACGACGCCGCCGACGCCGCCGGCGCGGGGACGCACCCCGCCGGCGGACCTGGGGTCTGAGAGCCTGCGGCAATTCATCGTCGCGTACCGCCACGCCGACTGTCCGGTGTGGAGGAAGGAAGACCAGAAGAAAATCGAAGAGGCCCGCGCCCTGTACTGCGCCGGCACGCACGAGGTCTTCCAGGGCCGCGACCAGAACTGGTTCATCCTCTACTGCCAGCCCCGCAAGAAACGTTGCGGCGCTCGCAAGTGGTACACGGCTTTCGGGGAATAGGGGGGTATGATGCGTACAGATCCGCACGGTCCGCTGAACGCGAACCAGCGCGCGCTCATGACGAAATTCACCCGCGAGACGCTCGAGGGGAAGAAAGAGCCGCAGCGCGACTACTCAAATCGCAAGCCCTACCGCAACAAGAACCAGAAGAAGGTGGCCCGCATGACGGCCGCCCGCGGTCAGGACGGCGTCTGGCGCTCCAACGCGCCCACGATGCAGCACCCCGAGGTGCGCTCATGACCCACAATCTAGCGGACACCAGCCGCTCGGCGTTCGAACAGAACGCTGAGCGGCTGCAGGCTACGCGCGCGCGGACGCTGGCAGAGCTTCGGCGACGCCCGCAGACCGCATTCGAACTGGCCGAGAGCCTGCACGAGCCGTTCTACAACGTGCAGCCGGCCTGCTCGAAGCTGCGTTCCGACGGCCAGATCAAGGACTCCGGCGAGCGCCGGCCGTCGCCGCGCAGCGGTCTGCCCGCCATCGTGTGGAAGGCGGTGGCGCCATGATCGTCGGGCTCACCGGCCGGAAGGGCTCCGGCAAGGACACCGCCGCCCAGGTCTTCGAAGCCTGCGGCTTCACGCACCTCAAATTCGCCGACTGCCTCAAAGGCATGCTGGCCTACCTGCTGCGCTATCAGGGCCTGCCTCAGGAGCTGGTCCTGCGCATGGTCGAGGGCGACCTGAAGGAGACGCCGTCCCCCTACCTGGCGGGACGGACGCCTCGCTACGCCATGCAGACGCTGGGCACCGAGTGGGGCCGGCAGATGATGGGCGAGGACATCTGGGTCGACGCGGTGCTGCACGCCTCGCAGGAGTTCGATCACATCGTGATCAGCGATGTGCGGTTCCCCAACGAATTCGAGGCGATCAAGGAAGAAGAGGGCAACGTCGTCTACCGGATCGACCGACCCGGGCTCGACGCCTCCGACACCCACGCCTCGGAAAGCCACGTCGACAGCTTCGACGTGGACTGCGTGCTGCTGAACGACCGGCCCACCCCGGAAGACTTCCAGCAGCTCGTCTACGGGGTGCTCAGCCCGGCGCAAGGAACCTGCTGATGGACCGCTACTTCATCCCGGCCGCCAAGGCGGTCGCGTACGTGATCGGCCTCGTGGCCGCACTGATCTTTCTGTTCCGGAACGTCGTCGGCCCCCTGTTCGGCTCGACCTCCGATCTGGGCGTGCTCGGCGCCGTGGGCGCCGCGATGCTCGGCCTGATCGGCTTCGCGTGGGCGGTCCGCGCCGCCGTCCGTGACCTTCGGCGCGAATTCCAGAAAGCCAACAAACAATGAAACGCATCATCACGTCTGTGGCGGCCCTCGGGGCCGCCCTGTCCCTGAGCGCCTGCATCGGCCAGACCGTCGACCCCGGCAACGTCGGGGTGAAGATCAAGCGCATCGGCTCGGGCGCCGGCGTCCAGGCCGAGCCGCTGCCGGCCCGCTGGCACGCGCTGGGCTGGGGCGAGGACATCGTCCAGTACCCGATCATCCAGCGCACCTACCCGTTCGCCCGCGAGAAGTCGGCCGACGGCTCGACGGATAACGAGGAGCTGGTGTTCTCCGACAACACCGGCCTGCCCATGACCGCCGACGTGGCCCTGACCATGCAGGTCGACCCGGCCGCGGCGCCGAAGCTGTACACCAAGTACCGGCTGACCTTCGACCAGCTGCTGCTGGGACCGATCCGCAACGACCTGCGCTCGGCCATCGCCGCCGAGACCGAGAAGGTCGGCGTGGCCGATCTGTACTCCGGCGGCCGGCAGGCGGTGATCCACCGCGCGCTGGCGACGATCCAGCCGAAGTGGGCGGCCGAGGGCGTCCACATCAGCCAGCTCGAGTGGATCGGCTCCATCCGCTACCCGGAAGCGATCCTGCAGCAGATGCAGGAGAAAACCCGGCTCGAGCAGGAAGCCATCGCCGCCAAGGCGTTGGCCGCCAAAGCCGAAGCGCTGGCCGCCGCCAAGGTCGCCGAGGCCAAGGGCGACGCCGAGTCGACCCGGATCCGCGGCGAGGCGCTGCGTTCCAACCCCCAGGTGCTGCAGCAGCAGGCCATCATGAAGTGGAACGGCGTGCTGCCGACGGTGACGAGCGGCGGCGCCGTCCCGTTCGTCAATGTCAAGCCGTGAGAGGTCTAGTGGATCCTCAGAGTTAATCACTCTCGGCACGGTCGGGACGACCTAGCGTCATAGGTTCTTCCCGACCCCTCCCGCAGGAGATCTCTCCCGTGATTGTGCGTGAACTCGACCCTGGCATGGGCCAGGCCGTCGCCGAGCGGACTGTGCTCCGCCGCCAGCCGGATGGCACTTTCGAGACCTGGGGCGACGTCGCCCACCGCGTCGCGGTCGGCAACTCGATGCTGACCGGAGACGTCAGCGACTACGCCCTGATGAAGCACCACTTGGGCCAAGCGACGCTGCTGATGTCTGGCCGTCACCTGCAACACGGGGACGAAACTCAGCCACAACGCAACCAAGAAGTTTATACAAATTGCTCAACTGCTGCGTGTACATTCGCCCTGTTTCTGCTGCTGCTGAACGGCTCGGGCGTCGGCCGCTGCTACGACGACGACATGATGCAGGTCGACTGGGAGTATGCGCCCGCCCTGCGTGTCGTGCTCAGCGACAGCCACCCGGACTTCGACTGGGCCAAGCACGAGAGCCTGCGCGAGGCGCGGCACAAGTACCGGGGCGCGATCTGGCACGTGGTCGAGGACAGCCGGGAGGGCTGGGCCAAGGCCGTGGAGCTGTGGGAGACGCTGGCGTTCGAGAAGATCCACCGGGACAAGCTCCTGGTGCTGGACTTCAGCCGGGTCCGGCCCCGAGGCGCGCCGATCGCCGGCATGCAGAACCGCCCCGCTTCCGGCCCGGCGCCGCTGATGGACGCCTTTCTGAAGGCGAACACGGTCCGCGGCGCCGGCCTCGAGCCGTGGCAGCAGACCATGTACATCGACCACTACTTCGCGGAGTGCGTACTGGTCGGCGGCGCCCGCCGGGCTGCGCGCATGGCCACCAAGTTCTGGCGCGACCGCAGCGTGCTCGAGTTCATCCACGTCAAACGGCCCGTCGAGTACGAGGGCCTGACCATGGACGAGATCGCGGCGCTGCCGTTCAAACCGTCGTCGTTCCTGTGGTCGTCGAACAATTCGGTGGCGGTGGACGCGGAGTTCTGGGCGCTGCTCGAGCAACCAGCCGACAGCAGCGCCGACGCCGCCCACGCCCACCGCGTCTGGAAGGCGCTGACCGAAGCCTCCTACGGCGACGGCACCGGCGAGCCCGGGATCATCAACGTCGACAAGCTCGAGCGGAACGACGAAGGCCTGATCGAGGACGGCGACTTCATCGGGTCGCGGAAGTACCAGGTGAGCCGGGAGACCCGGCGCTACCTCGCCAAGCTGGCCAAGCGCGCCAGTCAGAAGACCTACAACGTCATCGTCAACCCGTGCGGCGAGATCGTCCTGAACCTGCTCGGGGCCTACTGCGTGATCGCCGACGTGGTGCCCTACCACGCCCCGAACCTGGACGAGGCCGAGGAGGCCTTCCGGGTGGCCACCCGGGCGCTGATCCGCGTCAACCTGATGGACTGCCTGTACGGCCGCGAAACGCGCCGCACGAACCGGATCGGCGTCGGCATGACCGGGGTCCACGAGTTCGCCTGGAAGTTCTTCTGGGTCGGCTTCCGCGACCTGATCAACCCGGACTTCGACGGCATCGACCAGCACGATCCGCGCGTGCGGGCGGCGTGCTTCTGGCGGACCATCGCCCGCTTCCGCGAGGCGGTGAAGGACGAGGCGATCACCTATTCGCGCGAGCTGGGCGTCGCGATCCCGCACACCGCGTTCACCATCAAGCCGGCGGGCACGACTTCGAAGCTGTTCGGCCTTACCGAGGGCTGGCACCTGCCGCCGATGCGCGAGTACCTGCGCTGGGTGCAGTTCCGCGAGGACGACCCGCTGATCGCCACCTACGAGGCGGCCGGCTATCCGATCCGCAAGCTGAAGACCTACACCGGCACGGTGATCGTCGGCTTCCCGACGCAGCCGGCGATCTGCCGGCTCGGCATGGGCGAGGCGCTGGTCACGGCCGGCGAGGCCACGCCGGAAGAGCAGTACCGGTGGCTGCAGCTCGGCGAGCGGTTCTGGATCGGCGACGACGGCATGGGCAACCAGATCAGCTACACGCTGAAGTACGATCCCAAGGTCGTGGGCTTCGACCAGTTCGAGTCCATGATGCGTGCCTACCAGCCGACCATCCGCTGCTGCTCGGTCATGCCCCAGGTCGACATGGCGGCCTACGAGTACCAGCCGGAAGAGCGGATCTCGGAACTCGAGTACGCCCGTCTGGTGCAGCAGATCGAGCGCAAGGCCGAGGACGTCGACCGGGAGCACGTCGACTGTTCCACCGGCGCTTGCCCGATTGACTTCCGCAAGACCGCCTGACACCGTCGGGCTGTTGAGGCCGGGCTAGGGCTGGACCCCACACCCAACCGTGACACGCGGACACGCGCAAGGCAGCGCCCCGGTCTACAGACCGGGGCGCTGTTTTCGTCTGTACGGCTTGTTCTACTGGAACCCGATACTTTCCTCCCCGACATCCACTGGAATGAACAACTCGCCGCCCGCAGGCCGGCGAGCGCCGAGTCATGGTCGCGTGCATGGATCCGACTACGCTCCCGCCACGCCTGACGCGCTCGGAAGTCCTTGCTCTGGCGAGGATCAGCGACAACACGCTGCGCAAGCACATCCGCGCCGGTCGGTTCCCTGCGCCAATCGACCGCGGGAAAGAGCAACTCTTCGCGCGCGACCAGGTACTCAAAGTGATACAATCACGCCAGCAAGTACCTGATGTACCTGCGCTTTCGGAGACAGAGTATGACCACCAGAGGCAAGAAGCGATCCGCCTCGAATTCGAAAGGATCGCCCGCCGAAGTCGAGCGAAGGTTTCTCGATCAACTTGAACTCGGCCAGTACGTCGAGGCGCGGAAGCGTGCAAACGGCACGTATGCGGTGCGGTTCAAACTGTCACCTGCCATGACGCCAAAGGACTGGCCCTCGGTCTGGCCGCTTCCCCGCACCGGCAATTGGCCTGGCAACCTACTCGACCCTCAAGAAGTCCAAGCCATCCGTGACGACGCCGCTGCGCTCCGCGTGGAAGTCCAGATGGCTCGGGCGACGCAGAAGGTCGATGAGAACCAGGCCCTGCAGCCTCGGACGTGGGAAACCCTACGTGACCGGTGGGAGGCCGATCCGGAATTTAAGCGTCTCGACGACACGACCAAGCACGGCTATCGCGCCAATGTCAGGCGGGCCATCAGGCTGGCCACCGAGGATAACGTTCGACCCTCGACCGCATCAGAACTGGAAATCACAACAGCTCTGAACCGGGTGACGCACCCAGTCACCCGTACGGCGACCCTTCACGCCTTCCGTGTGATGCTCCGTGACGCCAAACGGCTCGGTTGGCGCAAGGACAACCCTACCGAGGACATCAAGATCAAGGGCCGAGCCAAAGCATCGCAGCAATCCCGCGTCGGAATTTGGGAAGCCGACGACGTGGCGTTTTATGCCCGCAAGGCGGAGGAAGCCGGCCTAGTTTCACTGGCTGGCATCATTCAGACCGAGTGGGAGATCGGCCAACGCCTGACCGATGTGCGCCTGTTCCGCTACGCCAAGGACAAGAAGGATCGCGAGGGACAATACCTTCGCTCCGACGGCGTGTTCCGCTTCTGGCAGAACAAGACACAGCAGTGGGTGACCATCCCAGTTTCAGATCGTTTGATGGGCCTCCTGAACCGGCCCGGCGGAAGCCTGCTGTTCCCGCACCCCACCACTGGCGAAGCCTACACCAGTGACCAACTGACGAAGGAGTTTAACGGGCTCCGGAAGCTGGTCGGCCGGAACCGTCGCTTCCTCGAAATGAAGCACCTGCGCCACTCCTGCGTCGTTCAGTTGGCGACCGCTGAACCGGTCCCATGCGAGATCCTCGAGATCGCGGCGATCACGGGGCACACAGTCGCGTCTGTGAATACGATCATTCAGCGCTACTGCCCGAGGGACAATCGCCTGGCTTGGGCGGCGCAGCGGAAACGCGGACTGGTCCGTTCGGAGCCTGCGGTCGCCCAATAATGGCGTTGTCCCCAAATTGCGGTTCTGTGCGGCCCCATGAGGCTCTGTGCGGTTTCTTGTCCCCAAACATCAATAAAATCAATAGCTTACCTCTGATTTCGGTGGATTCATAACCCACAGGTCGCGAGTTCGATCCTCGCCCCAGCTACCAAATTTCCCCTTCTAAATCAGAGAGTTAGGCCCCCGGAAACGGGGGCCTCTTTTTGTTTGGGGACATTTTGGGGACATGACACTGTCCCCAACGTTTTCACACGTTCTCGAGAATCACTGGTCAATGAAATGTGGCGGGGCGGCGGGGCGCGTAACTCCCCTGTTAACGTGTCCGCCGCCCCGCCTCGTGGCTCTCCGTCCCCAGGTCGAGGGAGCCACGAACTTGTTGGACGCGGTCGGGATCGAACCGACGGCCGAGGACTTTAAGTTCCCCTGCTCTCACCACTGAGCTACGCGCCCGAAAAACACCGCTACTCCCAGAGCCGCACGTGCGGCCCCTCGACCCGGCGCCAGTACCGCCATTTCAACGTCAGTAGCCGGTCGTAGCCCGACCCGCGCCGGAACGCTGCGGCGACCTTGCGCCGGTACTTCCGCAGCCGATGGTGGTCAGACCACTTGTCAGCCGCGCCAAGCATCAGGCGAGCCCCTCGAGATCATCCGTTGGCCCAGCGCGGCCCTGTAGCCGTGCAGGAACCCGGTCCACAGGATCTGGATGTCGTGCCGGCGGTACTGGCCGTGCTCGGGGTGGCGCTGCAGGTAGGGCGGGCCTGGCGACCTGGCGCGCAGGTCCGCCTCGAACAGCTCGCGGATCGCGTCCTCGTTCCCGATCACAGCCAATCCTCCCGGCCGCACACGGCGCAGCGATAGATGGTGTAGACGTTGCCGTGGATCGGCGGTGGCGACCAGTCGCAGATGTACTCGCCGCACCGGCCGTTCTCCGGCTCGTGCTGCAGCGCCGGATGGTCCGCTTGGATCACCGGCTCGTCGGGCATGGGCTTCAGGCCGGCGGCCTCGAGCAGCTCACCGGCCGCCTCTGCGGCGTCGACGAGCCCCAGCCCGCACCGACTGACCAAGAACGCCCCCACGGCGTTGAGCTGGGCGCGCGTGTAGTGGGTCACGACGCGAGCCCCATCCGCCTTGCGATCAGGTAGCCCAGTTCCGTCGCGGCGTGCGGGTCGTACTCTTCCTCGACCGTGACGCGCCGGCCCCGCCGACCGCGGTTCCGAGCCGCGGCCCGTTCGCGGGCGTAGTTCCACTCGATCTCGCAGCCCAAGGCCCACGGGCAGCGCCTATTCTTCGTCACACAGCCCTCCCCGCACGATGGTGGCCTTCCAGCCCTTGTGTTCGAAGTAGCTCCGGCACCACTGGGCGTTCCGGCCCAGGCACGCGTTGCGCAGGATCGGCGCAGCTTGGACGCAGACGTCCATCTTGAAGATCAGGCCGGCCACGAAATAGGGCGCCTCAACGCGGACCAGCATTTCGGTCGAGCCCGGCCGTCATCAGCGTGCGGTCGATCTCCCGCATCGTTTCTTCGGTGAACGAGAGCATGAAGGCGTGCGCCCAGTCCTGGGTGTAGTCGCACGACGGACAGGCCCAGCCGGTCTCGTGCGCGATCAGCAGCTCGTCGGCGCCGGGCGCGTGCTTCTCCTTCGTGCCGCAGGTGAACCCATGGAAGCCGCCCCACTGCTGGTAGCGGTTCAGGTTCTCGACCTGCTCAGGCGTCCACGGGGCTTTCATCCCAGCACCCCGTGTTTCTGCAACTGGGCGCGCAGCTCGAAGGCCTCGCCCCGCCGGCTCGCTTCGAAATTGTCGAGCAGGATCTTCAGCATGAGCGTGACCGCCTCAGGCCGGTCGAGCCGCTTGCCGCTCACCGCCTCGACGAACCCCGCCAAGCGGGCCGCGCCCGCGTTCACCCCGCCCATGGCGCCGGACATGGCCACGCTCAACAGGACCGCCGGGTTTCCTTCCAGCGAGGCGAGGTCCATCGTGTGTTCGAAGGCCCGTTCAATGTCGCCCTGCAGTTTATGGCACAGGTCCCGGGTCAGCTCGCCCTGTTGCCGGGCGTCCCAGACGACCTTGTCACGCGTTTCCATTGACCATGACCTCGAGCACGTTGATGGCGGTGAGGCCGGCCCCGTAGTTTTCGGGCCAGACCCTGTCGGCGGTGGCGACGGTCTGTCGAAACCCGAACTCCTTCAGGATCATGTCGACCGCCACGATGTTGGGCAGTTTGCCGCCTTCGACCGAGACGGACAGATGGCGGGCCAGGCCCGGCGGCTGTTGTTCGTGGGTGTAGGTGACCGTGAAGCCCACGGGCAGGTCTATGGTGAACTTCAGCGGCAGCGTGCGCTTGCCGTCGCGCGAGCGAGGGTTCTCCGGATCGAAGCCCTTCGACCAGTCTTCCAGCTCTGCCAACGTGATCGGCTCGGCCTGCGCCAGCGCGATCAGCTCTTCGATCTTGGCGCGCTCGTCGGCGCCGATCACCAGTGGTCTCACTTCACCCTCCCCTTCAGCCGCACCCCGAGCTGCTCCACGATCTCCATGTGACCGGTCTCGGCTTCGGCCCAGGTCGCGTAGCGGTGGCACAGATCGGTCCACTCGTCGTTCTTCCAGTTCCCGTCCGCGGCCGGTCTGAAGATCATGGTCTCGAACAGGATCGGCGGCCCCTCGCCGAAGAAATTGTGGTCGAGTCCGAGGAACACGGTCGAGACCTCGAAACCCGACTCAAGCTTCGTGCGCGCCACCCTGCGGTCGGCCTGATCCATCCACAGCGCCCACGTCAGCAGATCCGGCTCCGGCACCGGTTCGTGAGCGTCGTTGAGGGTGTAGCGGTCAACCATCCAAGTGCCGCCGCTCGATGTCACGGCGCATCGCGTCGAGCGGCTCGGCCAGCTTCTGTGCGCGCTCGAGATCGTTCAGCGCGTCCTGGGCGATGGCGGCCACGTCGTTCCACGCCGCGTTCACGCCCTTCCAGAAGTCGGCGGTGTACTCGGCGCCGCCGGTCGGACGGGCGTGCGCGCCCCCGCGCTCGACGATCTGCCGGAGCGCCACCTCCGCGATGGTCAGTTGGGCCGCGGCGCGCAGGCCGGCCTCGGCGAGTTCGTCTTCCCGGCTCATGCGACGAACCAGCTCGGTGGCATGGGGATGGTCCCATGGTGCGGACGCCAGATGTGCAGGCAGTAGGGGTGGACGTTCTTGTAGTCCGACAGCGACGGGTGCAGCTGCATCGCCGTTTCGTGCGGCTCGAAGAACATCCGCTTGGTCTGTTCCATCTCATCCCAAGTCGGGCAGCGGTGCTCGAGCGAGACCGACACATGGTCCCAGCCCATCGCGTCGCTGACGATCGCACGCAGGATCGCGGCCTTCCGGCTGCTCTTGGACGGGTACATGAACACCCCTGCCTGGAAGACGCCGACGCCCTCCCACTCGCTGATCTCGCCGGTGAGCCGCAGTTCGTGGTCCCGCCGGCGCCACTTCTCGAGCGTGCGCAGGTCTACCATGGCTGAGACGCCTTGATTCCGATGAACTTCCAGTCGCCGCCCGGCACGTACCGGGCGGTGAAAAAGCCGCACCCGCGGCCCTGCACAGACCGTGCGACCCAAGGGGGCACGGCCTGCCTGCGCACGCCTTTGCGACCTTGAACGAACACGTCGTAGGCGCCCTCGAAGGCCTCGACCTTCACCACGAAAACGGCGCCCAGCTCGGCGTCGAACACCAGCGGTTTCACGTCGTCCATCATCGGCGATACCCCAACTTGACCTGTCGCATCGGCCGGGTGCCGCGGCCGGGCATGTCGTGGCTGGGGATCGCCACCTGCGCGCCGACGAACAACTGCGGGTACTGGGCGCGACTGTAGGTTTTCCCGGCCGGGGAAAAAATGGTGTGTCCTTCGGTTCCGCCGCCGACCACGACGATGGCCTTCAGGTCGATGGCGAGATTGCGCAAGCCCCGCTGCTGGGCCTTCCACGCGTCGGGCCGTTTCGGATCGACGTGGACCGTGAGCACCATCGGCGAGCCGTGCGGGTCGGACACGGCGACCACGAAGCCCACCTTCATCGGGTGCCACGCGTCGGGAATGTACTGGGTAGCCCGCCACAGGCAGTAGAACTCCTGACACGACTTGGGCCGCTCGGCGTACTTGGTGCAGCCGCAGCCCAGGCCCGGGGCCATCTGCAACGGGCAACGCACGCCGGCCGGCTTGTCGGGCATCTCGTTGACGCCCAGCGCCTCGCAGCACAGGTCGCAGCCGCGGCACGACCGGCCGTTGGCTTCGATCTGGGCGATGATGGCGTCGAAGTTCATGACGCCCGCCGATGCTCCCGTTCGGACAGCGCCCGCATCAGCTCGCCCGTGGTGCGGCCCATCTCGAGCAGCAGCATGTTGGGGTTCTGGATCACCGTATCGAAATCGAGCGACGTGGTGAGCGCCCCCACGACACCGCCGTCGGCGCCCATCCGGCAGCAGACGACCTTGAACCCCTCCGGCTCAATCTCAAGCGTGGTCCGGTAGATGTTGCCGCCCTTGATCTGCGCTTCGCGCACGGCTGCGCCCAGGAACGCGTAGGCTTCGGCCACCGACGGTATGTGCGTCACTTCTTCTTTCCCTTCCCGAACAGCTCGTTCCACGTCTTTTCCGGATCGACCACCGGCGGAAACTCGACGCCGTCGTTGCGCGCCTTGGTGATCGCCGAGTAGACGGTGCCCACCTTGATGTTCAGCTCTCGGGCGATGTCGCCCGGCGGCATGCCCTCGATCCGAAGCTTGACCACCTGCGGCCACTTCACCTGCTCGCCGCCGTAGGTCCGCAGGTGTTCGTCCCCGAACTTCACCCCGAACTTCCGGGCCTGGGCGATCTCGGCCTTCACGGCTTGCAGCGACATGCCCTCGGCCTCGGCGATCCCTTCCGGGGTTTCGCCCCGCAGCCGCCGTTCGACGATCCGCGCCCCGGGGCTCTCGCTCACGTAGCCAGCCTGCTCGAGCGCGCCCTGCATCACCGCCTGACAGTTCGGCAGGTCGAGGAAGCGACGAACGAGGATCCAGAACTCCGCCTCGGTGAGGGGTTCGGTCATGCGGCCTTCTTACGAACCTTGGGCAGCTTGCCGTGCTGGCGCATCCAGTAGATGTCGTTGTCGACCCGGTGCGGTTCGATTTTCAGCTCCTCGGCGATGGCTTTGTTGGTCATGCCGCGCAGGTGCAGCTTGCGGACCTCGGCGTGGCGGGCCTCGACCTCGGGGTCGCGTTTGTATGCCTTGCGCTGCGGCTTGGTGCCCTTCGCAAGGTACAGATAGTTGGCCACCTGCTTGCGGGTGACGCCCCCGCCCAGCGCCTTGGCGATGGCCCCCGGCTTCTGGCCGAGGTCCATCAGCGTCTTGGCCCGGAGCTTCTGGTCCTCGGTCAGCCCCGTTTTGTTGGACGGCGGGAACGGGTCGTCGCCGCCGCCGCTCAGGATCTTGCGCGCCGCCCCGCCTCGTGGCGCGGGCGGGAACTTCACCCCTTCGTTCACCATGCGCGCCAGCAGTTTGTGGATGATCGTCGGATCGACGTTTTCGTTCCTGGCGATCTGGGCGGGGATCTCGCCGCGCCGTCGGCGCTCGAGCACGCGGCTCTCGAAGTCCTCAGGCAGCGGGGCTTCGATGGCGAGCGGCGCCGGCCCGGCGATGGCACGGACGTGGTCCAGCAGCGTGCGCCGCGCCATGCCCCGCAGGCTGGCCAGCGCGTCGATCCAGTCGGCAGCGTCGTCGCTGGCGATGAAGGCGGCAAGCGACTGAGGATTGATCATTTCGGCAGCATGTAGGGGTTGACGTTGCGGTCGGCGCCGTCAGACCAGATCTTGGTCCAGCCGATGGCGCGCATCACCATGGTCATGGTGTAGTTCTGCGGGCGCTTGGTGCCGCCGTGCAGCCACCCGAGGATGGCGTAGCGGCTGACCTTGTTGCCCATTTTCTCGGTCTCGCGCTCGATCCACTCCGGCGTCTTGCCGCTCTCTCGGATCGCCGCGGTGACAAATTCCAGCTCGGGATCCTTGTCCCAGGTAAATCGGCCGGCGACTTCGGTCTTCGTCCCGATCTGGCGCAGGTCGTTCGGCTTGCGCCGGGGACCGGCTGGGTGTTGGGCGACAACAGCAGGCACGTTTCCCTCCTTCTACAGGAACCACGTTTCGACGATCACAGGGTCGTCTTCTGGCGCCCTGTTGATCTGGTTGCAGAACCCTTCGCCCACGATGCGCTCCCGCAGCTCGTCAAGCGACTTCGAGATCAGGACGACACCGGTCGGTCGCGGCTCCGGCAGCGCGAACCACAGTCGGGCCACGTAGCTGTCCGGGCAGTCCGCCGGCTTGTCCGTCACCACCCAGTGTGGAAGCCAGTTCGGGTCGATGTTCGTCATGGGTTTCGTTCCACGGAGACGGCGCGCCGCAGCGGGCGCACTCGGCCGAGAATGGCTGGTCCGTCTCGACGTCCCAAGCGTGGCCGACAAGTTTGCACCACAGACGGATCACAGGTCGGGCCTCTTAATCCCGCCCGGCGGTCGACGGATGATCGCGACGAGGAAGATGACGGTCAGCACCAGCATCAGGATGTTGGGCGCCGCGACCCATACAGGTTTGTGACCAGCGATGTTGCGCCCAAGCTCGCCGAGGTAGTTGCCGAGGACGGCCCCCCATCCCCCCAGCGCCATCGCCCGGAAGAACTGGACGTCGCGGATCGCCAGGTCCATTACCCGTTCGAAGCGGGCAAACAGTTCTTCAATTGCTGTCGGCGCCCACGGCCCCCGCGCGCGTGGGTTCAGGTCGGGGAGGGTGTTCACGCGACCTTCTCCACGAGGTAGCCGCTCCCGGTCGTCCGCACGGCGAGTCGTCCGGCCCCCACGCTGGCGGCCATCGACTTGACGGCCTGCGGCGAGCTGAAGATCCCGAACGGGAAGGTGATCTTCTCACCGGTGGATTTTTCGAGCAGCGATTCCATCTGCAGCCGCTCGGGCGACTTCTGCCGCCCGGTCTGCCGCGGCTGCACGGCGACGGTGACGGCGTCCTCACGGATCGGCGGCAGGTCGTTCCTGCAGCGAAGCTGACTGGCGCCTACGGCGAGATCCCTGATCAGCTTGCGCTGGGCCGGATGCAGTTCGAGCAGGGCGGTGACGATCTCATGACCGTAGTCGACCGCGAGCAGCTGCTCGAGCGGCGAGGAGGGCATCTCGTACCCGGCCTCCAAGCCCTCGAAGAAGTAGGAAATGGGGACCTGCAGCTTCTTCGCCGCCATCATCAGGCTCGACGAGGAAACCCGGTTGGTGCCTTTCTCGTACTTCTGAACCTGCTGGAACGTGACCTCCATCGCGGTGGCCAGTTCCGATTGGGACACTCCGATCTGCTTGCGACGCGATCGGATACGAGTACCCACGTAAACGTCGACTTCGTGCAAACCACTACCCCCGGTCACATGTACCCGCGACGGTAGTAGCGTCGTTTCAGGGTTGTAAAGCCCCCTTGCGACGGCTGCGGCAAGAAATCACGATTTTTCACGATGAATGTTCGGTGAAAGACGATCACCTGAAAGAAATCGTGGGCCGGTGAACACGTTCGCTCATGAACTCATGTGTCGGTGGCGATGCTCGGAATAGCAACGCCGTTGATGCGCAGCGAATCGTTGGCCGGGATCGTCGTCGAATTGCGGCCGACGCGCTTGAGGTTCTGCGGCGTGTTGCCGCCCACCGCGGCCTGACCGGACTGGTCGAGCAGCCAGCGCTGCACCCAGATGTCACCGTAATTGAAATCGGTGCCGGTGTTCGTGTCCATATAGAGCGCGTGGGTGGCCCAGTTGTTGGGCTTGAAGTTGTTGGCCGACTGGTTGTGCGTGCCGGCCACCACCCGGCAGTTGTTCATCACCACGTCGTTGACCTGGCCGACGAACCGGAAGGCCGCTCGGATGGTGGGGTGAGTCGCGCCCGAAACCACCGAGGTGTCCTGGAAGGTCATGCAGGCCGTGTCGTCGGCGGTGCAGCCGACCAGGTTCAGGGTGTGCATGTACTTCGAGTTGGCGATCACCCAGTTGTCGCCCATCGACTCCTGCCCGTGGCAGGCGATGAAGTCGGTGCGCCCGGCGCCCTCGAGCACCCAGTTGGCGTAGCGGTCCGACGTGCCGGGATCCGGCGGCGAGCCGGAGGTCGCCGACTTGCCGTTGAAGAACGACTTGCAGTTGGCGAAGCGGCACGAGGCGGTGGAGACGTAGAAGCCCGACTTGCTCGAGCCGCCCGCGTTCACACGGTCCAGGCTTAGGTCGAAGGAGTTGATTTCCACGCCGCGCAGGGCCGAGTTGTAGATGCCGATGTCGCCGAACATCGACTCGCCGCGCAGCCAGTTGTAGGTCAGGCCGTTGCCGGCGATGTCCCACATGTGGATGTGGTGGAACCGCGTGTAGGTGTCGACGTAGTCGCCGACCTGCGGGAAGAACACCGAGCCCGCAGTGTCCTTGCTGGTGTCGAAGTAGATGCCGTGGACGAACGGTCCCGCGCCGCTGCCGCCGATGAAGTGCTTCTTGCCGTCCAGCCCGAAGCCGAACAGATGCAGGAACAGCGACGTGACGGAGTCGTAGCCGCTGGCCGGGCTCACATCCATCATGTTGATCATGGCGTCCCAGCGGCCGGCCTTGGAGCCGCCGGAGCCCGACGTGTCGGTCGCGCTGCTGGTCTTGTAGTTGCCCGGACGCGCCCACAGCTGGCACTGCAGCGGACCGTAGCCCATCAGCGCCACGCCCTGCGGGATCTTCAGCGGACCAGTCAGGTAGTTGCCGGGCGGTAGGACCACCACCGAGCTGGCGCGGGTGCGCGCCGAGGTGCCCTGCTTCTTCGCCGCGTTCAGCGCCGCCTGGATGGCGGCGGTGTCGTCGTGGCCCCACAGCGCGCGACTGGCCGCCTGCGACGAGCCGGAGGCGGTGGTCAGGGTGACTTGGGTGGCGCTGTCGACCGAGCCGATGACCCGCGGGTTGAAAGTGCCGCCCACCGAGGCGAACCAGATGGTGGCCCCGACGTGCTCGGGCCGGAACGGACCGGACGCGGCGGTGACCGTCGTCGAGCCCGAGTTACAGACCACGTCGTGCGCTTCCTGGGCCGCACCCTTGGCGCCGTAGAGCAGCACGTTGAACGTGCGGCCGGTCATGGCCCGGGCCTTCTCGCCGAACGTCACGGCCTTCCACTCGCCCGACTGCCAGATCAGGTCGCCGTCGCCGTCCACCAGCTGGGAGTTGCTGTGGTTGAGGCCGGTGTAGGGCGTCATGCCGCCCCCACCCCCGCCGGCCGGCACCGTCCAGTTTCCCGTGCCGTTCAGGAACTTGGTGGCGTCGTTCGGGTAGGCCAGCAGCTTCGACGCGTGGGTGACGAAGGTGACCGCCGTGGTCCCCAGCGTGCCGCTCGAGGCGTCGTTGGTGCAGTAGAAGAACTTGTCGCCGTTGGTCGTGCCTTCCTGCACCTCGACGATGCACCCGGCCAGCTCGCCCCAGCTGTCCGCCTCCGGCGCGCGGGTCAGGGCGGCGCTCGACCCGTTGAACTTGTACACGCCGTTCTGCGACCCGGTGGTCTGCGACATCAGCAGCAGGTAGTCGCCGCTGGTCAGGGTCACGCCGTCGAAGATGGCCGCGCCAGGGTTGGTGACAGTGACGTTGCCGGTGGCCGCGGCCCGTGCCTTGACCGTCGTGGATGACAGCGAGGTGCCGCCGGCGCCTGCGGCCTTGAGGTCGATCTTCCCGGTGGCGTCGTTGTAGGTGATGGTCACCGAGCTGTCGCTCGAGGTGAGCATCGCCGCAACGGTGTCCTGGATGAACTCGGCCGAGACGGTCAGATTGTAGGTGCCGCCGTTGTCGTCGTAGCTCAGCCCGACCGAGCCGTCGCTCGAGGTCAGCATCGCGCCGACGATGTCCTGCACCGCCTCGGGCACCAGGCTGAGGTCCAGCACGTTGGCGGCGTCGTTGTAGGTCACCGCGACCGTGCCGCCGCTCGACACCACGAACGCGCCGACGATGTCTTGGATCTGCTCGGTGGTGAGCGAGCTGCCGCCGCCGCTCGGCATGTCGCCGACGGTGTACGTGCCCCAGCCGTCGCCGGCCCGGTAGATGATCAGCTTGTCGGTCAGCTCGGCCGGGGCCAGGCTGCTGTAGCTGTTGATGTCGGTGGGCAGACCGCCGCTGCCGCTCAGCGTGGTCGAGCCGCCACCGGTGGGACCGAGGTTCACAGGCATCAGCGGCTCCGATACGGCACGATGTTGACGGTGACGCTGCCGCTGGCCGACTTGAACTTGACGACGGCTCCCTCCTCGACCGGGAAGTTCTCAGGCCCCATCACGTAACCGGCGGCGCCGCTGGCGTCGCTGGTCGCCTTCCCGTCGGTGCGGATCCACAGCGAGCCGCCGATCGGCACCAAGCGGATGTAGCGACACGCGGCCGGGACCGTGTACGAGGCGTCCGCCGTCTCGTCGACGAAAACGTTCCGCGCGAAGTTGAAGTCGAGTAGAGGATCCTCCGCCGGGTGGAACGCGCGAGGGTCGATAGGAAGTCCCGTCTCGGGATCGGTCGCCAAGTGCATCGGCGCGTAGATCGGCACGCCGTCGTCCGCGACTTGTACAGCCGCGTAGTCGAACTGCGTCTTCCGCTCGATGGGATTGACCATGGCGCACCTGGCATACGGCCGAGCAGCCGTAACATCGGGGTGCCCTTGACCCGGCGATTATCTTTGATGATCTAATGGAAGCGGACCCGCCCTACCCAGCATTGGGCAGGCGGGTCCGGGGGTCTCTCGACGCCGTGACTAGACGGGGTCGAAGGATCGCTCTTATGGTGAAGACCGTCCCTCAGGCAACGGGGACGTGCGATCCGGTTCCAGCGGAACAGTTTCTTAGTTCCACTGGAACCGGACAGTTCGTTGATCGGCGCTGATCAACGCAGGTGTATGTACGAGTCGGCCACGGGGTTGTGGCTCTCTACTCCTGACACGAACTCGGGGCGGATCCGCAAAGGTCCGCCCTCTCTTTTAAGGCCCGGAAGGCCTTCACCCACCGTCGGCACAGGTCGCTGCGGACCACGTCCTCTTCGGTGAATTTGGTCACTGCGTGAGGGATGTCCTCCGCCCACGCCATCTGCAGCAACGTCGCAAGCACCCGTTCATCGGGAACGCGGTCGGACTGGTCGGGATCGCCTTCGATCACCAGACGCGTGCCCGGTCCGTGCCTGGTCAGGACAGCCTCGGCCTGTTTCAACGACAGGTTTTGGGCTTCCGACACATGCACCAGAGCGTTGCTAAATGTCCTCCCTCGAATGTGAGCGATGGTGCAAAACTCGATGCGCTGTTGGTCTAACCAATTTCGAGTCCTGTCAACACCAGCGATCAAACGCACTTCCTGCAGCACCGGTTTCATCCATGGCTCAGTTTTTTGGTTTAGCGAGCCAGGCAGGTATCCCATCTCCTCGTCGTCCACCGCTATTGTTGGCCGGACGATGATGTACTTCTCGATCCCGCGCAGCGGATCTTCATCGTATTCGAGTAGACCTGCAACCGCTCTGTGCGCCGTTACATAGGTCTTGCCGGTCCCGGCGGGGCCGATCGCGAAGACGAGGTCCGCAGAATTCAACTGCTCATGATAGCGTTGCTGGTTGGGCCGGCGGGCGCGAAAGGGCGGCAGCGGCTGGGGATCTGCCTTCTTCTTGCGCTGGGTCAACGCAGGCTCCCTCGATTATTTTGTTGGCCGCGAGGATGGAACAGACGCTGCGCAGCTGCCGTTCGCAGCCACGGTAGGCCTCGACGGCCTTGCGGCCCCATGTCGCAATTTCGGCGTCTGTGGCGCCCGGTCCCCAGGTCTGTGGATAGTTCGCCGGGCAGCGAAATTCAGTGGCGGGCAGTTTGAACGGCGGTCCCGGCGCCGTCGGGGCAGTCACCCTGAAGGGAGCACAGCTGGCGACGAAGCTCGACGACAGCAGGAGAAGAAGCACACTGGCGGTCCTGCGCACGGCCGGCCTCCTGGATTTTCGCGATGTCACGGTCCAGCCGGGCGCGGTGGACCTGTTCCGCTTGGTTGTTCTTGGAGATCGCGGTGGTGACGTCGGTCTGGACGTCGACTTTTTTCTGCAACTGGGCGTCGCTCCACGCCTTGGCCGCGTCGCGGATCCGGGCCGGGCAGGCGCCGTAGGAGCCGTGGGTCTGGATGTCCCGGGCGCAGCGGTCGACGTCGAACCAGTTCTTGGCGGACACGAAGGCCAGTGCGCCGCCCAGGACGGCGATGACGACCAGCAGGATGCGGATCACCCCTGCGCCCTCCGGATCTCGATCACCCGCTTGAGGAGCAGCGCGAGGGCCAGCAGGGTGACCGCGACGCTCGCCGCGGTGACCGCTGGCGCCCAGTCGATGCTGTCCTTGAACTGACCCAGCGCGTCCTTGATCTGGCCCAGCACGGTGATGGACCCGAGCCCCCCGGCGCCGAGCAGCCCCCACACGTCGGCGCTCTTGTGAACGGCCTTGTCCTCCGCGACGAGCGGCGCCGCTTCGACGTTGCAGGCGGCGGGTGCGAGTTTCGGGGCCGGTTTGGGCGGATCCTCGACGTGGTCGCACCACATGTGCGCCTCGGCCTGCCGGCGCCGCTGCAGGCCCGGCACCACCTTGCCGCCGTCGCGGCACCAGCGCAGGAACTGCTGCGTGATCTCCGCGTCGGACGCTCCGGCGTTGACCAGCTTCACCAGCGTCGACTTGGCGAACGCGGCGTTGCCGATGTTGTAGGCCAAGCTCACGCAGGCGTCGTACTGGTGCTGCCCGACAGGAACCTTCAGCGCCGCACGCACGGCCGGCTCGACCTTGGCCAGATCGTCCCGCAGCAGCTGCTCGGCGGTCTCCTTGGTGATCGACCGGCCGATCACGACGTCCGGCCCGGTGTGGCCGTAGCCGATCGTCAGCACCCCGATGGGTACGTCGCTCAGCTTGAGCACCTTCTTGGGCTGGCGGTCGTCGTAGGTGCGGCTGCGGAACTCTTCCCAGCCCGCGATGAACTTCACGCCTTCCGGCGAGATCTGCATGTCGGCCATCAGCCCCATCCGAACAGCTTGCCGGCGCCCGCGATGGCGATGCCGCCGATGATGGTGGCGAGGAACCCGATGACCCAGTTGATCACCTGGTCACGGCCCCGCCGGATCGCGAGTTCGTCCTTGATCTGGCCGAGCCCGGTCTCGAGGGCCTCGTGCTTGGCCTTGTTGTTCCGGTTGTCCGCCCGGATCTCTTCGAGCAGCGCGTCGAAGCGCTGGGCGAAGGTGTTGCCGAGGGCGACGACGCGCTCGTCCAGCCGGATCAGCAGCGCGTCACGGTCGGAAGGCATGGGTTCAGACACGGCGCCGCTCTCCCGCCAGTTTCGGGTCCAGATCTCCGAACAGCTCGAGGTACTTGGCGCGGATGGTGGCCACGAGAAAATCGCTGGCGCTGCGATGGCCCAAGGCCTTCGCGACCGCAGCCAGACGGAGGCGGTCTTCGTGTTCGCCGTAAGCGATGATGCCGTGGTTCCGTGCCATCGCGGATGGATGGCACGGCTTCGCTATCAGGTCTCTGGGGTCGTGCCTGAAGGTTCTACTGGATAATCACACTTCCTCACGCAGTCGAACGCCGAAGCGTTCCGGCGTGAGATCCAGTTGATCGTGCGCGTCCCACGCCCGTTCGACCAAGTCGACCACGGTGCGTTTCTGGAAGCCCAGTTCGCGGGTCAGGTCGACGGTCTGGCCTTCGGTGGTCATGATTACGGCTTGGTAGGGCGGTTGGGGCGCGATGAAATACGGCTCGAGCGCCTTGCCGTCTTCGCCGCAGACCGACCCGGTCAGCTCGAACACCAGTCGCGTCGGGTTCTTCAGCACCAGGTTCGTGCGGATCTTCACGATCCGCCCGGTCTCCGTCTCGAAGACGGTGTCTTCCGGGTTGATGTCCGTCAGGGTGTCGGTGATTTCGGTCGGGTTCTTGTTCGGCATGGCTCACAACCGGATTGTGTATTTTCCACCCCCGCCGAGAGGCGGAGGCGGCGGGGGCGAGTAACCACCTGTCGTCAACTGGGTCAGCATGGCGCCGATGTAGAAGTACCGGCTGATGTCCGTCCAATACGCGCCGGCGTTTTGCAGCGTGGCCGCGACATAGGTCATGGTCTGCAGGTCGAGGAACACATGATACCAGGTGTTCGCCGACAGGCCGTTGATCGCCGCGCCAGGCGCGCTCAGCGTTTCGGGACCGGGCAGCGTGTAGGTGTGCGCCGCGACGACGATGGCCGTTGAGAACGAGGACATCGGCGCGTCGTTGTCGCGGAAGTAGCTGTTGCCGGTCAACACGTTGCGCGCCAGCGCCCGGTAGTTGGTCATCACCCCCGACGTGTCGAAGTGCTGGGTGCGGTCGACCACGTACTGGGAGTCCTGCAGGTTGCCCAGCGGCGTGCCCTGCGGCGCGCCGATCGTGGCGCCGAACTCGCCTTCCATGCCCTCCGTGAACGACGGATTGGTCGTGGCGGTGCTGTGGATCTGCCGCAGGAACGGCATCTCGATCCCGAGCGTGCAGCCGCCGGTGGTCGTCGTGGCCTTCAGACCGATGAACTCCACGTAGCAGAACTTGGCGGTGGCCGGGGCGTCGACGATCTCGAACGCCTCGGTGTCGTCCACGGTCGCGTCGAAGCTGCTCACCGGGGTCGGGTCGGCGATCGGCGTCAGGTTCTTGGTGAAGAACTTCACCCGCACACGCAGGCCGGTCGCGCCGGGACCGCGGCCGGTCAGGGTTCCCCCGCCCGCGTAGCGCTTGCCGCCCTTGATCTTGATGTACTGCGCCTTTCCCTTGGTGGTGTCGACGCCCAAGCTGCAGGCCGCGAACACGGTGTTGCCGGCCTGGCCCGTGCTGGTGCCGAGGATCATCACGGGATCCCCGGTCGTTCCGCCGAGGATCAGGCTCGAGGTGTTCAGCGTCGCCCCGCCGCCCGGGTTCTGGGTGATCGAGTGACCTTTGATGCCGAGCTGGTAGCGGGTCAGGCGGATCAGGTTGGAGCCGGCCGCGTTGATCGCGGACAGATCAGCCCCACTGGCCGACGCCGCGACATCGACTTGGGCAGGCACCGTGTACCAGTTCAGATCCTGCTGGCTGTAGGCGTCGTAGTGCGCCACCTGCACCGAATAGCTGCCCGGGGCGAGCGGGATGGTGACCTGCGCCGCCTTACCCGCGTCCTTCGCCGGTAGCCCGTTCACCTGCACCAGCGTGCCGGCGAAGTCGAGTTCGGGCGGCGGATCCCAGTCGACCAGCAGCGCGCCGGTCAACCCGGTCGCGTCCACGCCCACGGGCGTGGCCGGGGCCGGGTTGGTGACCGTCAGCTCGATTTCCGGCGACTCCTCGCCGAACTGATCGACGCAGCAGACCTGGAAAGTGAAGGTCCGCAGGATCGTGCTCGCGAGCTGGTCGGGGAAATTGTACTTCCACGACCGCGCGTCGTTCACGTCGGCCTGCCGCACGAGCTGGCCGGTGTCGGGGTCGATGATCTTCACCCGGTAGGTCTTGAACAGCGGATCCGGGCTCAGCGGCGGATCCCACTCGAACACCGGGTCGAGCGTCTCGAACGTCGTGCCGCCGCCGACCAGGCGCACGTTCTCGGGCGGGTCGAGCGCGCGGATCAGCAGGTCGCCGATCTCGTCGTTGTCGGAGACGTTGAAGAAGATCCGCACCGGCTTGCTTTCGCGGCCGAGCACGTTGATCGCCGTCACGTCGAAGACGTACTGACCCCGCTGCGCGTACGGCATGCGGAACTCGGTCAGGTACGTCTCCGACTCGTTGATCGGCTGGTTATTGACGTAGGCCTTGACCCGGAACCGGCGTACCCAGCGGTTCAGCGGCTTCACCCAGCTGATCACCAGGATCCGGCTGACGACGGCGCCGTGACGCTCGGTCAGCACGTCCACCTTCGCGCCGCGGATCTCGTCGACGAAGGTGTTGCTCAGGTCCGTGTAGCTCAGGTCGGGCTGTTCGACCGCCGTGTCGATGTAGGCGAACTTGTTCCGGTTCAGCTCGAGGGCGGTGAGCGTGATCACCTCGCCGGTGCTGGAGTCGTCGTCGATGTCGAGCAGACGGTACGGCTTGGGCAGGCCGGTCACCCCGTCGGCCGACAACGCGAAGGCGGCGTACTCCGGCAGGTTGTCCGGCAGGTCGTCGGCGAACTCGAGCGTGCTCAGGCCCGAGCCGGCCGGGGTGGCGACCTCGAGCTGGACGATCTTGAACGGGTTGGTTTCCCCGGCCGGGTAAGCCGGGTTCCGGATGGTGAAGGTGGCGATGTAGGTGAAGCCCGCCTCGAGCGAGACAGGGTCGCGCAGGGAGACCTGGCGCGGCCCGGTCACTTCGCGCACGCGCCCGGACAGGCCCCGCCCCTGTTTGGGATCGGCCACGAGGATCACGTCCCACTCGCGGAGGAACTTGCCCTGCCGGTTGGTGGTGAAGGTGACGAACTCCTTTTCGGTCAGGCCGCCGATCAGGCGCCGGCGCATGCGCCGGTCGGCCTCCCACACGTTGGTGCAGCCGACCATCTCGAAGGGCTCGGTGATCCGGCCGTAGTCGGCGATGTCCTGCTCGTCGCGGAGGATGCGGGTGTCCGACTGCCAGTTCAGCTCCGGATTGATGAAGGTGCCCTGGATCTCGTTGGCGCGGGTCTGGCGGTCCGAGTAGCTGTACTTGAAGCCGTCCTCGCTGACGTTCTCGGGCGTGAACAGCGCCACCGGATCATCGTTGGCGTCGATCAGGATCTCGACGTTGCCCGCGCCGTCGTCCACGTATTTGGCCGCGCCGATCGAGGCGATGAACTGCGCCATCTCCCGCGCGTCGCGGGGCTGCTGCAGGTAGTCGTTGTAGGTCCAGCGCGGCTGGGTCGTGCCGTCGGGCAGCGGCACCCGCTCGTCGCAGGACACGCCCCACTGGTAGATCTGGGCGTTGTTGACGACGTGCGGATAGACCGACGACAGGCCGTAGCGGTCGTTCTCGACGAAGTCCTTGAACACGAAGGCGGGGTTGTTGTTGCACGCCAGCTTCCAGGTGCCGTCCCACGTTCCGCTGAAGATGCGCGTGTCGGGATCGTAGTTCGACGGCACGCGGATGATCCGGCCCATGTAGATGCCGTTCCATGTCGGCAGGGCCGTGAACTGGTCGGACGCTTGGCCGACCACGCGGGCCATCGCCAGACCGTAGAAGGTCCGCGCCTCGCGCTTGATCTCCGTGAAGCTCTCGAAGGTGACGTCGCGGAACTGGGTCTTCGCGTTGCTGTCGGGGGACAGCTTGGTCACCCGCACCTCGACCGGGTATTCCTGCTTGGGGATCAGGATCCGGATGTCCTTGGGCGTGGGCGAAGTCGCCTTGGCGACGATCGACCAGACGCCGTCCTCGGTAGACCCTGAAATGATCTGGGTGGGGCTGCCCGACTTCAGCCAGCTTCCGGTGAAGTAGATGTACCACTGACCGTTGCTGGTGTTCTTCCACATGTCGCCCGCGACCGCGTTCTTGCGCATGTCGGCGGTGAGCGAGGGCGTAGCCGGCCAGATCCGGTGGACCCGCCCCTGCTGATCGGTGAAGCTGCCGCCGGTGATGGTGCTGGCGTCGAGGATCTGTTCCCACGTCTGCTCCGGCAGGGTGTTCAGCACCACGTCGTCGGCGAACAGCGCCACCGGGTGGGATTGGGCGTAGAGCGTGCCGGTGAGCGTATCCTCGTAGACCGCGTTCGGATCGGTGACGGTCGTGGAGACCGAGGGCGGCCCCTCCCCGGTCACGATCTGGCGGGAGCCTTGGAAGGTGGCCGACGTCGGCGCCGAGGCGGTGGTGTCGCTGGTCCAGTGGTCGCCGGTCGGATCGCCGCTCGGCGGGAACGTGTCCGGCACCTCGATGTGGGCGGCCGCCGGGATCGCGGGACGCCACGCCGCCTCGTGGATGCCTTTCCACTCGAGCTTGACCTTCAGGTCGAGTTCGAAGGTGCCGTCGTCGTTGGTCTTCTGCAGGTTGTTGACGACGAGGCGGAAGTCGATGGCGTCGATGCCGTAGGTCAGACCACGGCGGACGACGGGCGTGTCCTGGGCCAGCGGTACGCCCACCTGGATCGGGTTCGCGAAGCCGCCGAGGTGCATCGCCACCTCGTGGCCGGTCTCGTTGCCGGGCCAGGTGTCGAGCGTGAAGTTCTTGAAGTTGGGCTTGCCGCTGCCCTCGTTGATCAGCGGCGTGTCGTCCAGCATGAACGACTTCGGCCCGTTCTTCAGACCGAGGATCGGCCCCTCGGAGATCCCGAGCAGCACCTCGACCGTATCGTCCGACCGCAGCGTGTCCGGCGTGCGTTGGGGCGAGTCGCCCGAGCCGCCCTTGCGGAAGAGCAGTTCCTGTCCCATCACGCCGCCTCGCTGAACATCTCGGGGGTGACGACGGCGCGGCCCACGCAACCGAAGCGGTCGTCGTAGGTCATGCAGCTGGCTTCCTGCTCGCTCAGGTACGCGTGCCGGGCGGAGTGGGAGTCGGGCGCGGCCAGCGTCGGGTGCTGGATCACCTTGACGCCCGGGAACTCCTTCTCGTCGACGTGGTGCCGGTGCCCGGTGTGGATGTAGCGCTTGCGGGTCGCGCCCCAGACCACCGGGTAGCGCGCGGCGAACAGCAGCGGCAGGCTCTCGTTCTTGGCCAGATGGCCGTGGTGCATGCCCAGCATCACCACGCCGTGCTGGTGGACGTAGTAGGGCAGTTCGGAGTCATCGACGAACAGCCGCGGCTCGCGCTCGTACAGCGCCTTGAACATGTGCCGCAGCCACAGCGAGGACACGAGGTCGTGGTTGCCCTCCGCGAACACCACGTAGACTTCCTCGTGCGTGCGCAGCGCCAGGTCGATCATCCGCCGCAGCACCCGGATCGCCGCCGCGATGATCTCCGAGAGCTTGCCGGCCGCGTCGAGGACGTGGCCGTGGGTGGGCGTGACCGGCAGCAGGCTGTCGAAGTGCAGGAAGTCGCCTTGGATGTTCAGCAGCGCCGTCCGGGCCGCCGGCGCCGAGACCAGCATGTGGCGAAACACCGAGAACAGCAGCCGCTCGGCGATCTCGATGTTCCAGTCGGCGCCGGTCTCCTTGCCCCAAGCCAGCATGCCGAGGTGGTAGTCGGTGAAGGTGTAGAGGTTCAGCAGGTGGGCGAAGACGTCGTCCGGCGGCGCGATCGGCTCGAGCCGAGGCAGCTCCGCGGTCATCGCCTCGAGCGCGGCCTGCCGTGCGGCCTCGAGCTGCTCGGCGTCCGGCTTGGCCTGCACCCACTGGCCGCCGACCTTGCCGTCACGGCCGTAATAGGTGGACACCTTGCTGACTTGGAAGGTGTCGGGCACCGGGCGGGTCATCCCGTGTTCAGGCGCGTAGCCGCGGCTCGCTGCCTTGGCGACCAGTCGCTTGATCGTCACCCGGATGGTGCCGTCGCTGACGCCGAGCACCCGGGCGGCGGGACGGAAGCCGCCGTACTTGTTCACGGCCTCGAGGAACTCGCTCTGCCGGGGCGAGGCGTAGCGCTTCAGGCCCTCGTCGAGCGGCTTCATTTCTTGCCCACGTCCTTGGCGTCGATGTTCAAGGACATGATGTGGCCGCCGCAGCGGTACTCGCCGTAGAGCAGCGGGATCGGTGTCCCGATCTTCACGGTGTTCTGGGTCGAGGGAAGGTACTTGGAGCGCTTCTCGGGGCTCTCCGGCTTGGGCACCGGGTAGAGCATCTGCATGACGCCGCCGATCACCAGCGATAGGCCCATCATGAACAGCTTCAACGACAGCGTGCCGCCGGTGAATTCGTCCATGGGCGCGATGGCGATGGCCGTGATGATCAGGACCACCCCGATGATCGTCTGGATCACCCCCTGCCGCTTGGCGAAGGTCAGCGCCGGGAAGACGTGGATGTCCTCCTCGTTGGTCGGCGCGCGCAGACTCTCCAAGCTGTAGAAGCCGGCGACCTGGACGCGCTTGCGGCCGTCGAGGTCCGGCTTGAAGCCCGGGAGCTGGCGGGTCACCAGCTCGATGGCCTCCCAGACCGTGGCCGCCACCACTTCGATCGGCCCGTCGTGGAAGGCGGCGAAGGCGCCGTGCAGGTGGACACGCTTACGCATTGACCACCGCCCTTCCCTTGACGGCGTACCAGCGTACTCCGTCGGTCCCGACGATGGCGTGCAGCCACGCGGGCCAGCCCCGGAAGGTCTCCCAGTCTTCGGTGGTCAAAGTGGCGCTGGCGTCCGGATGGGTGTGCCAGCTCGCCACCACGCGGTGTTCGTACGGGATCAGTTGCCCGACGTCGAAGACCGCCAGGTTTTCAGGGTCGTCGGCCAGATTGATGAACTCGACGACGCTGCCGTCGTCGAGGATCACCCCTCCCCGTTCAGGTCCGGGGGCCAGCCGCTCCGTCAGCGCCGCGTCGAGTTCTGAGTTCTTCCAGGCGGCGTTCGACATGCTGCGGGAGCACCGTTCGGAAATCGACAGCGGTCTCGACGCGGACCCTCGGCGCGCTCTTGTGCCGATAGACCCCGACGAGGTTGTTCCTGAAGATCCCGCCGTAAGCGGTCTCGCAGGACAGTTGTCCGACTAGGTGATGCAGGATCCTGTTATTGTCGAGCCAGATCATGCAGTGATTTCCAATGGAACTTTCCACTGCGGACACCAGCACGTCGCCGACTTTCCACTCCCGTGGATTTAATTCCACTGGAACGAAATCTTCCTCGGCCGCCAGATCACGGAACAGGTCGAGCGAGCAGAACCCCTGCCCCCAGTTGGCCGGGTAGGGGTAGTCGCTCAGCTCGAGGCCGAAGTTGTCCCGGTAGAAGTCCCGCACCAGCGTGTAGCAGTAGCGGGCGTTGGGATCCCACGGGATGCCGATCAGGTGCCGGTAGCGCAGCTCGTTCATCACAGCACCACGAACGGATAACCTTCGCTCGGCGAGAAGATCCGGCGCGGCGTCTGCCATGCCGGCATGTCGAGCGGCGAACCGAGTTCGAGCGTCAGCACCTGGTCGGTGACCTCGAGCGGCCGGCGCACCAGCCACAGGCGCTTCTGGAAGATGTTGACGTTGGCGAGCACGTGCCGGCCGAGCACGCGGAAGCGCGTCACCTCCGCCAGATCGAAGAAGCCCTCGGCAGCGTAGGCGCCGAAGACGTTCTCCGGGTTGACCACGATCAGTTTCGGCCGGGCCGCCTGGTCGTCGGTCGAGCGCCGCTCGCCCTGCATCTGACAGGCCAGCGCCTCATAGGTCTCGCCCTGCCAGACAATCTCGGCGCCGTCGCTCACGGCCTGGGTGAAGCGGTAGATGATGCCCACCTTCTTCAGGCGGATCTCCCACAGGTCGACGTAGCCGTCGGCCTCGAGCTTGAGCGACTCGTCGATGTGGTCCCCGGGCGGCGCCCCCGGGCCGACCTGCGGGACGCTGGGCGGCAGCGGCGGAGGCGGCGGAGGCGGCGGAGGCGGCGGCGAGGGCAGCGGACCGGGATCGTCGGGGCTGTCGTAGAGCACCGCGAACGCGGTCAGCTTGGAGACCTTGTACTCTTCCGACGGGACGAGTACCGCGAACTTGCTGATCTTGGTGGCGACGACAGCGTCCGAAGGCGGCCCCAGCACCGCGAAGCCCGTTACCTTGGTGACGACGGGATTGCCGGTCGGGGGCGTCAGGACCGCGAACGCTACGAGCTTGGAGACGTCCACGCTCACAGCGGTTGCTCCACCAAGGTCAGCTCGAGCTTGTCGGTGGCCCCCGCCGCGTTCTTCAGGCTCTGCGGCGTCTCAAGCGGCTCCTTGAACCGGACGATCAGAGTTCCATACACCGGGTGCGGGTAGAGGAACTTCTTCCAGGTCTGGTGTTCCTCATAGAACTCGATCAGCCGCTGCATGTTGATGCCCGGCTCGGTCGCGGTGTCGGCCGAACCGTCGTCGTTCAGGAACCAGACCATCGCCTCGAAGGTCAGCTTGAACGTCCGCTGCGGCGGACCGAACGGCTTGGCGGCGAACTCGTAGCCGTTGCCGAACTTGAAGCTGTCGCCCTTCGGGTAGACGTGGGTGACCGTGTGGTTGGGGAAATCGAAGATCTCCATCACAGCCCCCCGACCTGGACTTGTTTGATCAGCTTCTTGGTCATCCCGCCGGTCTGGATGTCGTCGGAGATGACGGCGATCACGTCGCGCTTGGTCATCTGCGGCTTGTGGTTCGGCGCGACGACGTAGACGTTGACCTGATCGGGCTCGCGCTTCTGCTGCGCAGCCATGGGCGTGACCGCGCTGAGCCGGCGGTTGCCCATGGCGTTGACCTGCGACAGATGATCCTCGCCGATCATGTCAACCGCCGACTTGTTCAGGATCGCCTCGCCCGGCATCACCTTGGCGAGCACGCTGTCACGGAACGGCGCCGGCGTGCCCTGCGCGTAGCCGCGGACCGGCACCATGCCTTGCGCCGCCGCCATCCAGCCGGACGCCTCGCCCGCCGTGGAGAGGATGTCGGCGGTCTCGGCGGCGGGCGCCCCCATCCCGAACGCCCCCAGCACCGCGTTGGTGATGCCGCTGAACGTGCCGCCGGCGCCGAAGGCGTTGGCGATGCCTTGGATGGCCGCCTTCGCGGCGATCTCCGCAAGCATGTCGAGCGCCGCGTCCAGGATGCGGTGGATCATGCCCATGATCCCCTGCTCGACCGATACTTGGCCGGAGAGGATGTCGTGGATCGACGACCGCAGGCCTTCCTTGGCCTCGGCGAAGACGTTGCGCATGCCATCCGCGACGTCGGCGAGGACCGGCCGGTTTAGGCTCGCCTGTTCACGGAAGCTCGCCCAAGCCGCCGCGATGGCCTCCGACGCGTTCTGGAATTCCTGGGCCGGCGCGGTCAGGCTGTCGAGCCGGACCTTCGTGGCGGCTACCGCCCGCTCGGCGTCTTGGAACGCGCGCGCGGTCTCACGCGCTTGGGCGGCGAACTCCTTGCTGCCGGTATCGGTCGCCGCCTTGTGCTGCGCCTCGACCATCTCGCCGCGGCGCTTTTCCATCTCCGCGACGGCGCGGTTGTAGTCTGCCCGGGCGGCGTCGGCGGCGTTCAGGTCAGAGATCCGCTGCACGATCCGCTCGCGCTGCACCTCGCCGACCCGGCCTCGATTGATCGGGTTGTCGAGCGCGGCGAGCACGCCCTCGCGACGGGTGATCCGCTGGCGAACCACCTGCTCTTCGTTGATGGCGCGTTGCAGCACCGCCTCGAGCAGCGTGTTCGCGTCGGTCGCGGCCTTGTCGACGTACTCGTTGGTGATCTTCCGGCGCGCCTCGACCGCCTCGTGCGCGGTCGCCACCTGCTCGGCGGTCAGGTGCTTCTCACGCATGAACTTGGCGTCGGAGGCCGCGAGCGCCTGCTTCAGCGCATCCTGCCACGCCGTCATGACGCCCTTGTTGGCCTGCTCGAGCGTCATCGAGCCGTTCTCGACGGCCTGGGCGGCGTCGGCGGTGGTCCGGTTGGCGGTCCGCTCGGCCTCGAGCGCCAGCAGGTCGTGGTAGGCTTCCAGGTTGCCGCCCACGATCTTGTCGAGGAACGCCTTGACGTCCTTGTCGCGGAAGGCCTCCAGACGTTCCTGCAACTGGCCGGCGTCGATCCCTTCGGCCTTGCCCTGCTGGCGGATGGCGTTCTCCTTCAACGCCTTCCACTGATCGAGCATGGCTTGGAGCTGCTTCAGTTTCTCCGGGTCCTGCAGATCCTTGGCCTCGGGGCCGAAGGACGCGACGAAGCTCTCGATCTGCTGCTGCAGGGCGTCGGCCTGCTTGGCAAAGGTGGTCGACCGGCTCTTGGCGGCCATGTCGAACTTCGAGCCGCCGCCACGCTCAGGCTTGAGCGGCGTGTTCTCAGCGATCCCGAGGTTGTCGGCGGCGGTCGCCGGGTCTTCGCCGTTGGCGATGGCCTTGTCGAACGCGGCTTCGGCCTTGAGACCCTGCGCCTTCTTACGCAGCTCGTCACGCTTCTTCTTGTCCTTCTCGTTCGCGGCCTCGGCCTCGTACTTCTTGGCCAGCACCTCTTTGGTCGACGCCGGCATGTCGGCGAGCTGCCGGCCGCCCGCCGCCGCGATCTCGGGACCACCCTCGACACGGGACAGCAGGTATTCCTCCGCCGCCTTGTTCAGATCGACGACTTTGTTCTTGGCCTTGGGGTCGACGAAGATGCCGCGCCGATTAGCGAAGGCGGTGAGCATCTCCGTCGCGCCCGGCGTCTTCAGGAAGTCGGGCACGTTGGACTGCACGGTCTTCAGCAGTTCCTGATAGTTCTGCTGCGCCTGCGTGCGCCCTTGTAGGGCGGCGGCGGCCTTCTCGGCGGTGGTCCCGCCCGGCTGCGGTTTCTCCCGATGGATAATCGTGTCCGCCGCGCCCTGCACGTTCTGGTACGCCTTGCTGAGTACGGCGTCGGTTTGGCTCAGCTGTTCGTTCAGCGTGTCGATGTGACGATCCTGCGCCTCCACCTCGTTGGCTTGGATGGTCGCCTGGTCGAGCCCCTGTGTCAGGCCGCGCGCGTCGATGCCGCGGAATAGCCCGGCGTTCAGCGGCTTCCGGCCCGATCCCTCCGCCGGATGGTTCGCCTTGAACAGCTGGTCCTGAAGCTTGCGGAAGTCGGCCGGAGCGAGGGTCTTGCCCTGCGCCAGCACCTCGACCAGTTTTTTGTCCACGCCGGCTTCCTCGAGCGCGCCGCCGCGAAGCAGCAGCAGGCTCTGGGCGTAGCCCCGGGTCATCTGCACCGCCTTGTCGCGAGCCGACTCGGCGGCGTTGCGGGTGGCGGTGGCCTTCGAGCGCTCGAGCACGAGGAAGTCGCGGGCCTGCTTGGCCTGCTCGACGCTCAACTGGCGCAGCTTCACGATCAGGCCGTCGACATGGATCCCCACGTCGTCGATCTTCAGGCCCCAGTCCCCGAACTTCTTGATCGCGTTCTCGGTCGCGGTCCGGACGTTGTTGGTCTCGCCCGCTAGGTCGGCGTGGTGGTTGGTCAGGAACTTGATGTAGCCGTCGATCTCGGCCACCCGGTCCTGATACATCTTCACCTTGCCGGCCAGCTCGTCCATCTCGCCCTTGAACTTCTGCACCTGCGCCGTCGCGGACGCCTGCACCGCGTCGTAGCCGCTCAGGGCGAAGGTCAGGGCGGTGATCGCCGCCCCCATGAGGAAGACCGGGTTAGTGATCATCGCGGCCGTGAAGCCGCGTACGGCGCCACCAGCGATGGCGGCCGACATGCCCACGTCCTTGATGTTCAGAGCGGCCAAGGCGAGACCGCTGGCGAGGATCCGCGTGGCGGGTGTCATGCCCAGGAAGCCGATCGTCAGACGTGTCAGCCACATGACCGTCGACGCCAGCCCCATGGACGCCAGCGCGATGGCGATCACTTGGAACGCGGGACCGGCCCGCGCCGCGCCGCTGACCACGGCGGCCAGCCCCTTGATGAACCCACCGAGCACCGCCAGCACCGGGGCGCCGGCCGTGTAGGTGAATTGGGTCACCGCGTTGGTGAGCTGGGTCCAGCGGGCCGCGAAGGTGTTGAGCTGGATCGCCGCCGCCTCGTTGGCCGCGTGGCTGTCCCGCACCGCTTCGGAGACCTCGTGCAGCTTGTCGAGGTTGCCGCTGAGCGCCGCGAACATGGACGCCGAACGGATCTCCAAGGTGTTCATCGCGTCGGCTGTGGTGAAGCCAGCGGTCTTCAGCGTCTCGAGCGCCCCCTCCAGCCCGTGCAGCGTGGGGTTCACGTCGGAGGCCGACAGGTGGAGCTTGGTCAGCACCGCCTGCAGCTTCTTGTTCGGCTCTTCCAGTTCGGTCAGCAGCGAGCGCACGCCGGTGCCGATTGTGGAACCGCTCTTGATGCCGGCGTCGGCAGCCGCCGACATGGCCCCGACCAGCTCCTCGAACTCGATGCCGGTCTGCGCCGCCGTGTTGCCGGCATACTGGATGCCCAGGCTCAGCTGCTCCATCGACAGCTTCGAACGGTTCAGCGCCTCGGTCAGGGCGTTGGCCACGTAGCCTGACCGCTCGATGGACATGTTCCAGATGTTCAGCACCGAGGTGACGATGTTCGTCGCGTCCTCGAGGCTGGACCCGGACGCCGCCGCCAGCTTGGCGATGTCGCCCAGCGCCATCTGGATCTGGCTGGCGCTGTAGCCGGCCTGCGCCATGGTGGTGGCCGACTTGGCCAGTTCCGCCGTGGAGAATTTCGAGGTCTGGCCGATCTCGAAGATCGTGCTCCGCAGCTTGTCCATCGCCGGGTCGGTCGCCTGGGCGATGGCCTGCAGGTTCTTCAGCTCCTTTTCGAGCTGGATGGTCGACGACGCCGCGTAGGCCGCCGTGCCGATGCCGGCCCCGAGCAAGGCGTAGTTGCCGAGGAACCCGGCCTGCAGTCCGAGCTGGGCGGCGCCGCCCTGTGCGCTCTGCCGCATCCGGCTGTACTGGATGCCGGCTTGGACCCGTTCCTCCATGGTGGGGGTGGGTGCCTTGGTGGCGACAGGCGTGGGCGTGCGCGGCGGCTTGGGCGGCAGCGGCACGAACGACGCCATGCGGGCGTTGATTTCCTTGTCGAGCACCGCCGCCAAGCTCGCCCGGTCGGGCACGAACCCGGACGGTCCGTAGGCCGTGCCGTGGCCGACCAGCCGGTTCAGCACCTCTTCGCGCCGGACGCCGCGCAGTGCGGCGTCGGGCAGCTTGGCGATGGTGCCGGCCGCGTTCTTGGCGAAGCGCTCGAGGCTCTTCTGTTCGAGGTCGAACCGCTCCTTGACGGCCTTCGTCTTGGCCGCGGTGACCTCGTCCTCGAACTTCTTGTAGTCGCCCATCGCGCCGCGGACGAACTCACGCCAGTTCGGGTCGCCGGGGCGGACGCCGTAGAGCTGGGCGGCGCCCGACACGTAGGCGCGGCGCGTGTCGGCCGCCGTGCCGCCGAGGGCGGAGGCGCGCTCGAACAGCACCTTGCGCAGCGCCTCGTCGCGCCCCGCCTCGGCCTTCATCAGCTTCAGACGCTGGACGGCCGGGTCGTGCTTCAGATCGTCGAGGATCTGCTGCGCCTTCGGCGCCGTCTTGGGCAGCTTGTCCACCACCGTGGCCAGATGCTGCGCGATGGCGTCGTCGAGCTTGGCGGCGAGCTTGCCCTTCTCGAGCGTGAAGCCCTCGGGCGAGAACCGGCCCGAGTAGCGCTCCAAGCCCTCGAGCGCCTTGGCGACGGCGACGGCCCGCTCACCTTCCGGCAAGCCGGCGATCTTGCCGGCCGAGCGCGCGGCCAGGTTCTCGAGCCGCTCCTGCTCGAGCTGCATCGCCGACTTGCCGACCTTCACCGGCCTGGGTTTGGCGACCTGCTCGACCGCGGTGGCGATGTGACGCTCGATCTCCCGGTCCAGTTCGGCCGTGAGCTTCGCCGAGTTGAGCCGAACGCCCTCGGTGTCGGCCAGATCCTGCAGGCGCTTGACCACCAGATCCCGGCGCTGGGCGCGGATCTCCGGATCCTGGATACGGGCGATGGACCGGGCCGAACGCTTGGCTTGGCGCTCGAAGTCGGCCTGCTCGACCCGGGCGCGCTGGTCGAGCGCCTTCTTGGCGATGACCGCGCGCTCGTCCTCGAACTTCTGGAAGTTGGCGATCTCGTCGCGGCGGAGCTGCTCGAAACGCTCCTTGTCGGCCTTGGCGATTCCGACCGCCCGGGCCACCTCGTTCACGTAGACCTTCTGCAGGTCGGACGCCCGCGCGTTCTGGGGCGCCGCCGCACGGATGCGGTCGTAGAGCACCCGGCGCGCATCGAGCACCTTGTTCAGTTCCGTCTCGGTCTTGATCAGACGCACCACGCCGTCGGCCTGGACGGTGTTCGCCAGCGCCCGCTGCTGGGCGTTGGTGAGCGCGACCTCGGGCGTGCCCTGACCGATGGCGGCCACCGCCCGGGTCAGGCTCTTCATGTTGGCGGGGAGTTTGACCTCGCCGAACTGACGCTGGATCTTCTCGAAGCCCTTGGGGATGTCGACCGATAGCGCCTGTCGCAGACGGACCTCGAACGCCTCGAGCACGCCGATGAGCTGCACCAGCTCTTGGGAGGTGGTCCGGATGGCGTTGTTGGCGGCTGTCGCGTCCGCCTCGACAATGACGTCGACTTCCTGCCGGTCGGTCATCCCAGTCTCTTAAGCAGAAGGGCCTCGAGTTGGTCCGCCGTCTTGGGTGCGCTGGAAGGATCGGCGCCCTTCTTCCCGCCACCGAGAGCCCTCGCCACGACGATGCTTAGGGTCTCGTAGAACTGAGCAACATCAGCCGTCTTTTCTTCACACCGCAGATTGATCTTGGCCTTCAGATCTTCGTACGAGCACCGACCATAAAGATCGCGGAGTTCGCTCGGGACTACGCCGAACGCCCAGCAGCAAGATCTTTCGAAATTAAGTCGCGTAAGCCAGGAAGTGACGACTGAAGGGCCGCCGTGATCGGTTCCAGATTTGCGGCCTGCTTTGCTGACATCTGGAACTGCCTCGCGAAAAAACTCATCAGGTGCCCTTGCACCCACATGAGGATCTTCTCGATTTCATCGGCGGTGAGTTCGTCTTCGGCCAGCGGGTAGTCGAGACCTCCGGCCGGGCCGGCCTTGCTGTCGAGCATGACCTTCAGGATCATCTCGCTGAGGTCCGGGTCGTAGACCAGGAACGGAAGGCGGTCCGGCTCGCCCAGCATCCGCAGACACTGGTTCAGGCGCAGGAACGACATGAACAGTTCGCGCGGCCCGTCTCGGTGCGTGATCTCAAGTCGGGCCGGCGGGATGGGGATTTCAGCGGCTTCCAAGGAGGGGCTCCGATACGGAAAGGGCCTGCGCCGCGAATTTCGCGTGGCGCAGGCCCCCCTTCAAGGACAAGCCTCGGAGCGGTTCCAGTAGAACCGGTTAGCGCTTCAGCACCTTCCAGGTCTTCAGCCCGCCGAATTCAGCATAGTGCGCGTCCGCCGGCAGCAGCGTGTACGGCGTGAACTCGAACGGCATGTTGCTGAAGTTGTCGGTCTGGAAGGCCAGATTGATGCCCTTGGTGATCTTCACTTTCGGGAAGATCAGCACGCAGGGCTCGCCCGACTCCGGCAGGTTGCCGACCAGCTTGATGCCGTACTGGGGCTGGCGGGCTTGGCCGCCCACGTTGATCGAGTGGACCCGGTAGACCGTGGTGGTGGCGACCGCCCAGCTCCGCTTGATCGGGTAGCCCGACGCCATGGTCAGGGTGTCGGTGGACTTGGACGCGACCTTGCCGACGTAGACGTCGTCGGAGTCGGTGGTCTGCATCAGCACCCAGTCGCCCGCGGCGAAGTCGGCGCCGTCGCCGGTGCCCAGAGGCAGCGTCACGTTGCTCGGACCGCCGGTGATCGCCGAGCCCAGCGCGTAGGTGTCGGTGATCGGGTCGTACGTGGACGGCGAACCGTCGAGGCCGGCGCCGTAGGCCAGGTTGCGGGCGGTGTATTCGTAGATCTCGGCCGAGATCTTGGCAGTGTTCTGGGTGTTCACCGAGGCCACGACCTGCGCCTGCACGCCCTGCGTCAGCTCGACGAAGGACTGCTCCACGCTCACCTGGACGTTCTTCACCAGTCCGAGGCTGTGCGTGGTGGGGATCAGATCGAAGACGTCCGCCGACGGGCCGACCATGAGGGTCGCGTTGGTCAGCAGGAAGTCATTGGTTTTAGCCTCACCGCTCATGGCGGAGCCCTCCGAGATCTCTGGCGAGTATCAGGAGGGTATTTGCCGACGGCCTATTCTGCTGTACATGATGGAGAATAATGAAAAGGACGGAACTATGAGCAAGCAGCGCAACATCAGCTTCATGGTCCCGAAGTATCTACTGGAACAAATCGAAAATCGGGCCAGGCTGAACGGCCGCAAGCGCAACGCCGAGGTGCGCTACCTCGTGGCCATGGCGCTCGACCTTGTCGGGGACGAGGACTTCCGCCTCGACCTGCCGCCCGCCGCCGAGGTGCCGTGGGTCCACATCCCGGCCGGCTTCAAGCACGAGACGTTCTCCCAGATCGAGGAGCGCGCCGAACGCTTCGAACGCTCCGTCGGCCGCGAGATCGTCCGCCTCGCCGGCTACGCGCTGCAGGAGACCGCCAACCGCGACATCAAGCTGCTCGCAGACCTGATGCAGCACCAGGATCCAGCAGGGCCTGCACGTTCAGAAACCGGACCGAGCGCATTTCCGCCTTCGCCGGAGGCGACACTTCCTGCGGCGTGACCACCACCATCCAGGTGGCCGGCTCAGTGCTGTCGTGGTCGTAGACCGCCATCCGCGTCGTCGGCTTCAGAAGGCCGCGCAGCTCGGAAATCATCTTGGTCAGGGTGAAGTGGTTCGGGTCCGACACCACGCACACGCCGATCGAGAAGGTGATCAGGTAGATCCCCTCCTCCTCCTCCCGCAGCGAGATCATCGCCGGCCCGACGAGGTTCCCCTCCGGCAGCTCAGACAGCTCGGCGTGGGCGTCCCAGTTCACGTACTTCAGCTTGGACGCGACGGTCTGGGTCTCGCGCCAGTCCTGCACCCACTTCACCACCGACTGGTAGACGTTGTTGAACAGGTCCACGTCCTTCATCGCTGCCCCCTCGACGAACGGTTGACGAAGCCGGTCAGACGCCGGCGCAGCACGTTGGGCAGGCGCACGAGCACCCAGAACTGCACCGCCGGGGCGACCAGCCCCCGATAGTGAGAAACCAGAGCCCCGTGTCCCCGACCTTGGCCGTGCGAGTGCCAGTGGCGCTGTACGAGCTTGGCCGCCGTGCGCAGGCCGCCGAACATCGCTTCCTCAAGCCGGCCGGACTGGTTCACGTTCGCCCAGTTACCGCTGAACAGGCCCGGCGCGACCAGCGGGCTCAGCTTCGGGAACATGCGAACGCGCAGCGTCCCGATGATGAACTTGTCCACCGACGCGGCGGCGCCCTTGCCGGGTCCGAGCCCCACGAGCTGGCGGCTCCGGCCGCCGACGTTCAGGTGCAGCCGCTGGTTCTGCCCCTTCGAGATCGCGCCGTCCGCGATCTCGACCTGCACGCCGCCAAGCCGGCTGTGGACGATGGAGACGCCGAAGCGGTTGAAGTAGGCCTTCAGCCCGCCGCGCAGCACGAAGAACTTGTGGGCGTTGTGCGGGAACTTTCGCCGCTTGTAGTTGGCGTAGCGGAGCGTCAGCGACCGCCACTCGACGTTGCCGCCCGCCCGCAGCACGGAGGGCACCTCGCCCAGGCTGCCGCCGGCCAGCATCTTGCCGGTGAGCAGGTTGTAGTCCGTGCCCAGTCGGGACTGGTCGATGATCTGGGCGATGGTCGGGAACAGCCTGTTGGCTTCCTCGACCGCGGCGATTTGGAGCTTCGCCCGCAGCTCTCGGAGCATCTGCGGCGAGGCGTCGAGCGTGGCCTGCTTGACCTCGTCCACCAAGATCGACTGCAGACGGTTCTGTGCCGTGGCCAGAAACGCAGGCTTGCCCGGCCGCGACTCGAGCACCAGTTGCCGGCCGACGAACACCTTCATCCCTGCAGCACCGCGATGGTGACGCCGAGCGCCGAGGCGACGCGGTCCACCTTCTTGCCGTCGATGTAGTCGTTGATCTGCACCGGGGCGCCGGTGGCGATGGTGTACTGTTCCTGCGAGATGCGCAGGCTCAGGTCGACGAACTCGCGTCGCACCCGCTCCCACATCACCCAGATCGTGCCGAGCAGCTCCTGCTGACCCCCTGCGCGTTCGAGCTTGGTCAGCGGATCGACGCCCACCTGCGGCCGGGTCCAGTCGACCTGACGGTCGCATCGGAACAGATGATGGATCCGCCAGTCCTGGTCGGAGAAATGGTCGCAGACGAGGTAGTTGGCCCCGCCCTGGATGGTGATCACCTGCCCCGACTTCACCAAGCTGTCCCGCCGCACCCGGCAGGTCAGCTTGGGGTGGGCGAACTCGAGGCCGGGCTGATCGACCTGCGAGGGGCGCTGCACGATGGCGCGGGTCTTCGGCCCGCCGATGATCTGGACGGGCTCGAAGAACCGCTCGTCGGTCTTCGAGATCCTCATCTCACACCCCCAAGAACGGATCGGTGCGGTCGGTGAAGATCAGCGGCTGGTAGCCGGTCAGGGTCCGCCCGGAGAGCGTGGTGACGGCCGCATCCAGTTCGAGGGCGGCGACGCGCCGCAGTTTCTCGAGGTCGACCGGGAACCGTTCGGTCTTCAGCGCGCCGTCGGCCTCCGACTTGGTCAGCCGCAGCTGCAGCGACGGGATCAGGTTCAGCACGGCCTGGGCGACCACCGCCTTGTTGGCGGAGCGCTCGTCGACCTCGTCGCCGGCCAGCGCAGCGTCCAGCACGGTCAGGGTCAGTTTCTCGCCGACGTCGAAGTAGGCGGCGACCATGTCGATGTCGGCGTCGGGCAGCTCGCTCGGCGACACGCCGACGAAGCTGCGCACGTCGGCCGGCCCCACCGCCAGGTTCAGGAAGCCGATCAGGCGGTAGACCACCGGGATCGAGAACGGCTTGTTGTCGACCGTGCCGCTGACGATGAGCGTGCGCTTCTCGGTCTTCCGCCCGCCGCTCAGGGCGTTGTTGATCGCGCCGATCGGCACGAGCGCGACGGTGTCGGTCTGGCCGGACAGCGCCCAGTTCACCAGAACCGCGCCGGTATGTCCGCGCAGCTCGAGATTGATGCTCCCTGCGTCGGCCACGAAGGGTTCGTCGTCCCGCAGCAACGGGACGGCGAGGGTGATGTCCGTGCCGGCGAGGAAGGCCTGCGTCATCCCTTGCCTCGACGGGGATAGGTCTTGCTGGCGGCCACCGATTTCGGCGCTTGCGGCGCCGGCGCCTCAGGCGCTGGCGCGGGTTCAGGCGCCGCGGCGGCTTCGACCGGATACATGGCCAGGAAGGCGGCGACCGCGAGGTCGGCCCCGTCCTGCTTCACCATGGCGGCGAGTTCCTTGTCGGTGCCGGCGTCGTTGACCTGGCCCAGCACCTTCACGCGCCCGCGCGCGACGGCCTGGTCGACCAGCGTGAACGACCGCACGACGCACGGCCGCTGCGGACGGACCCACTGCTCTTCGCCAGCGCCGTAGATCTGGAACGGTCCCGTGGTGGCGACGACCAGTTTCATGATGGATGCTCCAAGTAGAAAGGGCCGGGGTTTCCCCCGGCCCCCTCGTCTCGCCGTTAGGCGCTGTAGTCGAAGATCGACCGGGTGTCGCCGAAGACCAGGCGGTAGCCCGCGTTGATGGTCTTCACGTACTTCACCTCTTGGGTCTCGATGGACCGCTCGGACTCGTTGATCAGCGAGCCCGCTTCGACCAGCTCTTCCAGCGTGTCGGCCTTGGAGAAGCCAATGAGCTGGTTGGCCGGCGCCGTCGAGGACAGGACGAAGTCCACCGAGCCCTGCAGGATCGGGATCCCGCGCAGCTGGTAGCCCGAACGGGCCATCAGCTCGACGTCGGTGTGGAGCTTGTCGCTCGAAGGCACCGCGAAGAGCCACAGCCACTGCAGGTAGGCGTCCCAGTTACCGACGATGGTGTCGACCGGGGTGCCGTTCTTCGCGCGGCTGATCAGCCAAGCCGTCAGGTTGCGGTAGGCGATCTTGCCGGGCGTCGAGGCGACACCGGCGTCGGTGTCGAAGTCCGACTGGTCGACCACGGTGGCCGCCGGGTGGGCGGACAGGCCGTCGCCGTTGATCAGCATGGAGGTCGCCGCGGCCACCTTCGAACGCTCGATCTGGGCTTGGGTGCGCTGGGCGTACGGGGTCAGCAGGTCGAGGCCGGCCCGACGAGCGAACTCGTAGGTGACCTTGTAGCCGTTGCCGTACTTCCAGAACTTCACCGAGTGCTCGGACGTGCGGATCGAGTGGATCGGCACGCGCGAACCTTCGGCGATGGCCCGGGTCGTCTCTTCGTAGTCCGCCTGCGCGTCCTCGACGACGGTGGTGAGCAGCTCCACGCCGTTGACGGTGCGGGTCTGCGCGACCATGCCGGCCGTGGTCTCGAAGTTGGTCTGGCGGTACTTCCACTGGACCATGTCGTCGATCACTTCGGGGAACATCGCCCGAGTGCCCGGGAAGGTCTGGAAGGTGTCCGCCGCGGCCTGCAGCATGATGCCGCCATCGAGGTCGTCCCGCACCGGCAGATGGAGGTAGCTGAGCGCCGCCTCGTAGCCGTTGATGAACTTGCCCTCGCCGTCGACGTACTGCTTGCGCTCGTCGCCTTCGGACAGACGGGGATCGACCGCCAGGCGCAGGTAGGAGCGCAGGTCCAGCCCGTAGTCACGGGCCGAGGCGATCAGCTTCAGGCCGGCCTCCTTCGACTGGCCTTCGCTTTCCGACCGGAGGCCGGAGAGCAGGGCCGAAGGAGCCTGGCGCTTGATGTCGGTGGTGCTGCGGAGCATGGGTCAGGCTTCCTTCAGGTCAGACCTTCAGCACCCAGGCGGTGCTGCCGGAGACTTCGACGACGAGGGGGTAGGCGGGCGCGCCGAGGTCGGTGCTGCCGTCCACGGCCTTGATCTCACCGGAGCCGGCGCCCTTGACGCGCGAGCCGACGGCCACGACCGCGGCGCCCGACAGGCCCGACTTGATGGTGAGCTTGGCGGCGAAGCGCAGGGCGACGGTGCCGAGCAGCGTGCCTTCGTTGGTGCGGTCCTCGACCGTCTCGAGACGGCCGATGATCACGTCGCCGTCGCCAGCGAGCTTCACCGTGTTGGCGGCGGACGTGTCGAGCGACACGGCCTTGCCGACGTCACTGGTGGTGATGCCGGACTTCAGCTTGAAGGTCAGCTGGCTGTCGGGGAAAGAATAGCCCGACAGGTGAACCTGAGTGTGGAAAGCAGCCACGTCGATCCCTCCTTAACGGGCGGTCTTGAACGCGGTGCTGGACCGCGTGTTGGTGTCGGCGTTGTCGACGCCCGGCCCCTTGGACTTGCCGCCGACCGGAACCACCGCAGCGAATTGCGCGCGATGCTCGTCGATCAGGGCCAGAAGGGCGTCGACGTCTGAGGGCAGGTTGTCCGAAGACTTGCCGCAGGCGGTCAGGACCGTGCGGGCTTCGGCCTGGAGCGCGGTGACCGCCTTCTCGACGGCGGCCTTGGCCGCGTCGCGTTCGGTCGCGGCAGCGGCCAGCGGCTCCAGTTCGGCCACCCGGGCGTTGGCCGCCTCGAGCTGCGTGGTGGCGGCGGCCAGCTGGGCGAGCGCGGTCGCCTTCTCGGAGGCGGACGCCTCGAGACGCGTCAGGAGTTCAGGGTCCATCTTGGCGGGGTCCTGCTTGGGGGTCGGAGGCGTGGCGGTCAGGCGCACGCCCGCGAAGCCGGTCTCGGCTCGGGCGGAAGCGGCCAGGCGCTGGGTTTCGGCGCTGCGGGCGAGGACGGCGTCGGACGGGCCGACGATGCGGGCGCCGTTGGCGGCGCCCTTGCCCACGAGGGACAGTTCGAAGAAGTTCTTCAGCCCGTCGACGAAGACGTGGACGCCGTTCTCGCCGATGGCGTGGCCTTCGTCGCAGGTCAGCTCGTAGCGCTGCTCCCACGCGTCCGGACCCATGTAGTCGAAGCCGCAGGCCGAGCAGGTCAGCGACTTCATGAGGAAGCCGACCGAGACCTGGTCGATGACGCCGCTGTCGAGCTTGGCGACGACCTCGGGGTGGGTGGATCCGTCGACGGCGAACCAGCCGCGTAGCTGGTCGTCGGACCCGACCTCGCCGTAGAAGAGCCGGCCGAACGGCGCAGCCTCGGTGTCGTGCTGCATCTGCAGCGGCACCGACTCCTTGTTGATGGCGGTCGCCATCTCGCTCAGCAGCGAGAGGCTGTTGCGCGCACCTTGGAAGATCCCGCTGGATTTCCGGAGCGGCAGAGTGTTGAGCAGCGTCGCCTCGTAGACCGCAAGACGCGACAGGTCGGCGTCCGCGCCGAAAGCGGCGCGAAGTCGCTCAAGAACCTGCGGGGTCTTCGAGATCTGCTTCATGCGGCCAGATAAATGACCGCACGACAGGTTGAAGCAACAGCTTCACTCTATGACGACTGATGAGAACTGATGATCTACTAGAAATTTCCGAGCAGAGACTGCCCGGCGAACGCCGCCCGGGGCTTCAGCACCGCGAACGCCGCGACCTTGCTGACCATGAACTTGTCAGATGGATTCAGCACCGCGAACGCGGTGAACTTGGTCACCCCCAGGCCGCTCATGCCCAAGACCGCAAAGGAGGTCACTTTGGTGACCACTTCGCGGTCGCTGGGCGGCCCGAGGACCGCAAAGCTGGAGAGCTTTGAAACGTCCATGGCTTAGGCGATGGACTTCACGCCGATCTCGGCGGCGTTCAGGTTGGTGGCGCCCCAGATCGACCCGGTCGACGGGTCGGTGGCGAAGATCCCGACAACCGGTCCGAACCCCGACGACACGTTCGACAGGTTGCTCGAGAAGTAGTTGGTGCCGCCGATGCGCAGGGCCGCCTGCAGGTTCTGCGGACCGGTGGCGCCCTTCTTGGCCCGGGCGGTGACCACCAGCGCCTTGATGTCCAACGACCCGATGGTGGCGTCGGTGCAGCCGTAGGTCTCGACGTCGCCAGCCGAGGTCGAGCTGATGAAGTCGGTGTCGTCGAACGTCGTGGCCTCGTCGACCGCGTTGAAGTCGCCGGTCCACGCCGTGTTGGTGGCGCTGTTGGCGTTCGGATACATAGTCGCCAGCTTCATGCCGACCGTGCTCTCGTCGGCGCAGATGATCTGTGACCAGTTCAGCGACCCGCCGGTTTGCGAATGGCGGAACCGGGCCGAAGCGATGTTGGTCACCGCCGACGTGGTGATGGCGCCGGTGGTGGCGACTTGGCTCCCACTTTGGAACAGGGTGGCGGTCGTCGTCGCGCCGACGACGATGTGGACGTCCCAGGTCTGCAGGTTGGTGTAGTCGAGGGACGTGGGCGACGTGCCCGCCTGCCACGCCGACCCGTCCCACACCTCGAGACGCCAGACGTTGCTGCCCGAGGAACTGTTGCGCAGGCGCACGACGTTGGTGCCGCTGCCGTTGAACCACTGGATGCAGTCCGCCACCGCCGAGCCGAAGTTCGAAAGCTTGGCCTCGAAGTGGCACCAGTAGTCGGTCGTGTTCGCGTGCGTCGGCGTGTCGAAGTAGCTGGTTTGGTTGCTCACGCTTATCGCCGACCGGGCGTAGGTCGAGTTGAACGTCCCGGCGGTGGTGACTTCAGTCACGGAGCCGGTCGGGGTGAAGGCGGAAAGTTCGCCGCCAGCGTGAAGGATCGTCATGCGGCCTCCAGTGCGCCGAAGAGGGTCCAAGTGTCGGTGCCGGTCTTCAGCAGCTGCAGCACGCCGTACTGGCCGGTCGCGGAAGCGTTGAAGTTGGTCACCTTGTTGATGGTCACGCCGCCGGCGCCGACCACGCTGACCTTGCCGGCGCCGCTCTGGTGCAGCGCGATCGGCGTCCACAGCGGGAAGGCGACCGAGGCGTTGGTCGGCACGGTCACGGTGACCGCCGAGGCGCTGGTGTAGTCCACCACCCCGCCCAGGTCGGCCAGCACCAGCGTGTCGGTGGTCCCCGACACGGTGCGGGAGGGCATCGCGTTCTTGGCGAACGCGTCCCGGCTCTGGCTGTCGGTCAGGGCGGCGCCGAGGTACTGCATCAGCCGACCACCACGACGCGGTAGGCGTTGGTCGCCGGCGCCGAAGCGAAGGCGACGGTCACCTGGTTGACCGAGGTGCGGGTGACATCGGCGAGCACCTCGTCGTAGCTGCCGCTGTTCTTGTAGACCGCGACGGTCACGTCCCGGGTGTTGAGGTTGTGGTTCAGCACGAAGCTCGTCGCCGAGCCGTCGCCGAGGTTGCCAGCCGCCTTCTTGATCCGGCCCGACCACGTCGCGAGCTTCAGCGGCGTGACGATCCGCGCGTCGTCGGTGCCGGCGTCCACTTCCGATTGGGTGGCGATCTCGGCGATGCCGGCGGTGCTCTCGCTGGCGCTCGGCGCGGTCGGAATGAAACTGGTGAAAGTGATGGCGGTGGTGCCGACGGTCGGATCGGCGACGGTGCAGCGCCACGTCGTGCCGCCGTTGTTGGCGCCACCCGGCTTCACCGGGACGATCGCCGAGTTGAACTCGGCGGAGACGCTCATGTCGGCGGCGCGGGTGGCCGCGCTCGAGGCCCCGTTCCAGACGTAGATCCCGTTCTCCGAGGGGTCGGTCTGGTTGGGCGCAAGGAAGCGGTCGTTCAGGCCCATGGTCACGCCGTCCAGGCTCGCGCCCGGCGAGGCGAGGTTCACGTTGACGGCCGGGGCGGCCACCACGTCGTCCTTCCACGCCATGCCCTCGACGGCGGCGTTGAGCTGCTCGTAGACGACCGGCTGGCCGCTGGCGGTCGCGACCGGCAGGCCGTCGATGCCGGCGCCGCCAGCGAACAGGAGGGAGGTCAGGACGGGTTTGGACATCGGTGTTCCCTCAGATGCAGCGGACCGAGCCCGTGAACGGGACGGCGAAGGTGACCTGCAGCAGGTTGTCGGTGAGGTGCGCGACGGCCGCCTCCACCTCGAGGCCGCCGTCGCTCAGGACGGTGACCACGGGCTTGCGGCCGAGGTTGTGGTTGACGTTCCAGGTGGCCGAGATGCTCGACTGGACATGGACGAAGTCGTCGATGGTCCCGGTCGGGCCGGCCGGGCCACGCGGACCGCGGATCACCTGCGACACGCCCGCGCGCAGGATCTCGGTGGTGCGGGGACGGCGGATGACCTGCGTCGTCATGGATCGACGCTTTCGATCACGATGACTTCGCCACGCAGGAAGGCTTCGGTCTCGAAGTCGATCTGCAGGTCGTAGGTCCCGACCGTGGCGTCGTCGGGCACGTCGTAGACGATCTGGAAGCCGGCTCCGCCCGTCTTGCCGACGGTGAGCGTGATCGGCGCCGGCCGGACCTTCCCCGGGCCGACGCGCAGCCGCATGGAGGCGGTGATGGTGGTGCCCGACAGATCGTCAGGGTCGGTCAGGTCTTCGCCATAGCTTTCGAACGGCTCGATCCAGCGTCGGCCGGTGTAGGCGTAGTACGGCTCGGTCGCGATGGCGGCTGACATGCGGCAGAGCAGATGCCGCAGTCTAGATCAGACGCAATTATGAGGTCTGATGATCCAGTAGATCGAGCGCGGCTTTCACCTTGTTGTCCCGCGTCTTCTTCGCGCCGTCTGAAACCATGCTCTTGCCGACGGTGCCGCCGTTGACGTTGGAACTGACGTTGTCGGTGTTCACGCCGGCCGGCTGGGGTTGCATGAAGTTGGTGCCCGACAGCGGCGGCGCGCCGTCGTTGGGCAGGCGGCCGTACATCTGCAGGGTGTACTCCTCGTCGGTGATGATCCCGCTGCTGAGATCCGCCAGCAGGCGGGTCGACTTCAGCACCCGCTGCGGCTCCAGCTCCAGTTCCGGGCGCAGTTCGGCCGGGGCGAAATGCACCTCGACGAAGCCGGGGATGCCGTTGGCGTTGAGCAGGAAGGTCAGCAGCTGGTCGAAGAACTGCTTCAGCGGCACGTTCAGCTCGTCGGCGGTCATGGCCGCGATCCGCGCCTCGACCGAGGCCATGTTGACCCCGCCCTGCCCGCCGCGGCCGATCACCGTGGCCATGGTCTTCAGGGCGGCCTGGTTCTGCGCGTTCAGCACCTCGATCACCGAGGTGATGTCGAGCCCGGCGCCCGGGTTCTTCTCGTTGATCATCGACGGCTCGACGCTGTCGAAGTGGACCACCGGCTCGTCGGCGCGCACCGTGCTCCACGCCTGGGCGATGGCGGTGAGCTGGTCCTTGGCCCACTTGGTCAGTTCTTCCGGCTGGTCGCGGACGTTGGCCGGCGCGTTCTTGAGCAGCACCTCCTCGACCACCTTGACCGAGATCCGGGGGAAGCCGGTCACGTTCATGATGCGGTAGAGATCGTTGATCACCTGCTGGCGGGCGGCCACGATGTTGATGGCCGAGACCAGGCTCGAGGTCGGGTAGATGTCGAGCGGGTCGCGGCGATGGAAAGCCACGAAGAAGCTCGGGATGTCGAGCATCACCGGGTCGGATTTGCCCGGGATCTGCTGGCCGGGCTTCAGGACGCCGGCCTCCTTCTCGAACCACTTGATGGTGTCGATGTCGACGAGCTGGATCCGGTTGGGGACCAGCTTCTTGTCGAACACCAGTTCGCCCGCGATGGCCCCGCGCAGCAGCAGCATGTAGCGCAGGTCGGCGCACAGGTTGGGCAGGTCGAACTTGAGCTGGAAGCCCTGCGTGTAGTCGACCGGCCGGGTCAGGATGGTGACCGCCTTGTTCAGTTCGAGGGTGGCGGCCGGGTCGATCTGGCCGTCCGGGTCCTTGACCAGCCAGGTCATGGGCGTGTTGGCCAGGGTCAGGTGACCGTGGACCGCGGCCGACACGTCCGGGTCGCCCTTGAACAGATCCCGCAGCAGTTCGCGGGAGGTCTTGATCGGCCGGTCGTCGTACAGCGAGGCGATGTGCTCTCGGTACTGCGGCGCGGTCAGGACCTGGTCCTTCTGCGTCGGCTGGAAGGTCGGGGTGATGGACTGCGCAGCCTTGGGCTGGCGCTTCACGCCGATCGCGGTGAGGACGGAGTCGAAGACGCTGGCCATCAGATGACCCTTTCGAGGCGGCGGCCTTTGCCGGGGAGCTGGCCGAGCGTGGCGAGGGGAGCGGTCCGGACCCCGAGCAGCCCGACGAGCGTGCGCAGCTCGGTCTCGGACTGGGCGAGGATGATGTTGCGGATCTTCACGCTGGCCTTGAGCATCACCAGCGAGTGCATGAAGTGGTCGGCCCCGGTGGTCTTCTCCCAGGTGGCCGGCTTCTCGTCCGTCTCGATGCGGACCATGTCGCACATGTGCTCGATCAGCACCGAGGCGAGCCCGCCGTAGCCGCGCATCTCGAAGCTGCGGTTCAGCACCGCCTTGACCACCGCGTCGATGGCGGCGGTGCGGTTGATCTGCACGAAGTTCAGGTTGTCGTACTCGTCGTGGACCAGGTTCACGAGCGGGGCGCCGCGGTACTCCACCGGCAGGACCACGCCCCTGCTCAGGATCCGGATCCGGTCGGCGGTGGGCGTGTACGGGTGGCGGTCCACCGCGCCGGCCACGATGTTGTAGCTCCGCAGCAGCTGCTCGATGCGGTCCTCAATCTTCTCCGAGGGCACCTGCTCGAAGTGGAACGGGTCGACGTCGTCACCGCGGGGCACGCCCAGCACGAGGTGGCAGGTCTTGCCCATGTCGCAGCCCAGCGCGACGGGAACGGTGGATCCGACCTCGACGCGTTCGGGACCGCGCATGATCAGCTTGACCTTGTCGGGCTCGAGCTTGGAGTTGCCGTCCGAGTAGGTCTGGCCGAGCACGGTGTTGTACCAGCCCTTGAGCTGGTTGAGCTGCTTCATGCGCAGCAGCTGCTGCAGGATGTACTGGACGGTGATGCGTCCGTGGCAGGGCGAGAACGGCGACACCCGGTAGCCGCGGCCCATTCGCGCCGGGTAGGCGGCGACCCACTCCCGCTTGCCGGGATCCCAGAGGTCGAGCTTGGCCGAACAGTGCTCGCACTTCACGTAGCAGCCGTCGAGGTCGATGCCGGCCACGCCGTCGGCGTCCAGATCGTCGAGCTTTCCGTCGCCCGCGTAGCCGGGCAGGTGCAGGAAGCCCATCTCGAACCCCGGCGCCTGCCAGTGCCCGCAGCCGTCGCAGCGGACCATGTACTGGCGCTGGTCGGAGGCCTGGTAGGCGGCGTCGATGCCGAAGCCCGGGTGGGTCGGGGTCGAGAACCGCTGAGTGATCTTGAAGTCGGAGTTCTGCAGGCGCGACTGGTACAGGCCGATCATGGCTTGGTCGGACAGGTCCAGCTCGTCGTGGAACAGGATGTCGGCCGGTGTCGAGGTGGCGTCGCCCTCGGTCATGCCCAGGATGTGGGCGAAGGAGCCGTCGATCTCGTAGAGTTCCATCGACCGCGAGGGCTTGGTCTCGTTCAGGGTCGAATTGAACACCGGCTGCGAGACCACGGGCTTGATGCGGGTCTTGCTGTTCTTCTTGAACATCTTCTCGTCGGGGAAGGTGAAGATCCCAGACGTCGAGCGGTGCCGCTTCAGGAAGGCGAGGAACTTGCGGATCTGCGTTTCGGTCAGGCCGATCTGCGAGCATTTGATCACCGCCATGTCGGGGTGCATGTCGTCGACGATCGCCTGCTGGAACTCGAAGCCCTTGAACCCGAACGGCCGCACGCCCAAGCGCGTGTTGGCGGCCAGCCACTGCGAATAGGTCATCGTCGCGCCGTCCAGCGGGTAGCGGGCGCGCAAGTCCTGATGGAACTGCTCGAGGTGGGGGTTCCGGGCCATCCAAGTGACGGAAGGGCGAAAACCTACTGAAAGCAAGGTTTGATACTTCCACTGGAACCAATGGTTCCAGTAGAACCCGACAGTTACCACGACCGTCCTACTAGACGATCCGAGCATTTAATGAACAGCTCGGACTCATGACTGAAAATCCCACCTACCCGACCCTGACGGACGCCGCCCTGGTTCCGTTCCGCGCGCTCGAGGTCCAGCTCGACAAGTTCCCTGACCTGTTCGACCGGCCCGACTGCCCCTACCCGCCTCACATCCGCACCGTCGTGCAGCGCCTGTGCGGCGTGACCGCGGAGGCGCCCACCGCCTACGACGACGAGAGTCTCGAGAGCGAGATCGTCAGCCTCTACAACGAGCTGAAACGCGTCGGCCTGAACGTCACCGGCGTCGACGCCAAGGAAAAAATCGCCCTGCTCAAGACTTCGGGCGATCTGCTGACCAAGATGGTCCAGCTCCGAGAGCGTCAGATCAACGTACGAGAGATGGGCGCCTTCCAGCGACTGGTGATCCAGTTCATGGAAGAGAGCATGACGCCTGCTCAGCGCAACGAATTCATTGAAAAGATGGGGAAATACCTCGATGTTCGCTGAGTACGCCCCGTTCTACTGGGCCAAGGGCCTGCCGGCGATGCCGCTGCGGCCCAGGTCCAAGATCCCGGCCCTGATGTCGTGGCAGCACTTCGCCAAGAAGATGCCCAACGCCGACGAACAGGCGGCCTGGCTGGCCGCCTACCCCGACGGCAACATGGGCCTGCCGCTGGGCGAGCAGTCGAGGATCGTGGTGATCGACCTCGACACCGACGACCCCAAGGTGCTCAGGATCCTCGAGAGCCTGATGCCGCCGACCCCGTGGGTGAGACGGGGCAAGAAGGGCGCGGTCTACGCGTTCCGCTTCAACGGCGAGCGCAGCTTCCGCATCAAGGACGAGGACGGCGCGTCGATCCTGGAGGTGCTGTCGAGCGGCACGCAGGTGGTGCTGCCGCCGTCGATCCACCCCGACACCCAGCTGCCCTACGAGGCCAACGCGCCGCTGTACGAGGTGCTCGACCGGCTGAACCCGCTGCCGGCCAACTTCGAGGGCGCCGTCCGCAAGGCGCTGATCGACGAGGGCTACAAGCTCACCACGCGCGGCCAGACCAAGCTGATCGAGTGGGTGCCGGCCGGCGGCCGGGACTCGGCGCTGGTGTCCGTCGCCGGCCTCACCGCCCGCGACATCCTGAGCGGGCGGATTTCGCTGCTCGAGGGGCTGAACCAGATCGCCACCTGGGTGTCCGCGTTCACCGAACGGGTGATCGGCGACAGCATGAGCGCGGCCAAGGCGCAGGAGAAGGTGCTCGAGTTCCTCCGCCGCGACGTGGTCGAGCACAAGAAGATGCTCCCGCCCGGCTGGGACGCCGGCATGGATCCGAGCGAGGTGATCCGCCTGCGCACCTACTTCGGCGAGGACGTCGAGGAATGGGACCAGGCCCGGCTGCTGGACTACCTGACGCAGAAGTTCATCGAGATCCCGCGCGAGGACATCCTGGGCCGCACCAAGATCATCGACGAGACGGTGATCAGGATCGCCCGCTCGACGGCGCTGACCAGCATCGACGAGGACGTGATCGTCCGCTTCATCGTCTCGGCCAACAACCGGCTGATCACCGCCGAGTCGCTGCGCAAGGAGCTGAAGAAGCTGCGGGCCGGCGAGATGCAGGGCAACGACCACACCGAGATCGCCACCGCCCTGCTGGAACGGCTCGAGGCCTACGGCGAGATCCGCTTCTACGGCACCACCTTCTACCAGTGGCGGGGGTCGCACTGGCAGGAGCTGCCCGAGACCCGGCTGTTCGACGAGCTGGCCAAGGAGTTCGGCAAGCTGCCGGCCGCGCGCCGGCACGCCGACCACAAGGGCATCATCGCGGTGGTCCGCACGCTGGCCAGCAAGCCGCTGGTCGAGCTGTCGGTCCCGGGCGTCAACTTCGCCAACGGCTACCTGACCCTGGACCTCGAGCTGCGCCCCCACGAGCCGAAGTACGGGGCCACCTACGTGCTGCCGTACCGCTACATGCCCGAGTGCGGCACGCCGCTGCGCTTCCTGTCGTTCCTCGACCAGTGCTGGGGCGAGGATCCCGACTACCCTGAGAAAGTGCAGGCGGTGCGCGAGGCGGTGGCGGTGACGCTGTTCGGCCTGGCCGCCCGTTTCTCGAGGGCGATCTGCCTGTACGGCGTGCCCAACTCGGGCAAGTCGACCCTGTCGAAGATCGTGCTCGGCCTGGTCCCCGAGAGCGCCGCCTGCAGCGTCCCGCCGCACGACTGGGGCGACAAGTTCCTGCCCAGCCAGATGGCCGGCAAGTTGGTCAACTTCTGCGGCGAGCTGTCGGAGTCGGCGATGATCTCGGGCTCGGCGTTCAAGTCCATCGTCGAGGGCGAGGAGATGAACGGCCAGCACAAGGGCAAGGACATCTTCAAGTTCCGCCCGTTGTGCGCCCACTGGTTCGCCTCCAACCACCTGCCCCGCACCCGGGACACCAGCGCAGGCTTCAACAGGCGGTGGCTGTTCCTGCACTTCACCCGGGCGATCAGCCAGGCGATCAAGGTGCTGGGTCTCGAGAACGACATCCTGGCCGAAGAGCGCGAGATGATCGCGTCGTGGGCGGTGGGGGTCCTACCAGAGCTGCTGCAGCGGCAGGAGTACACGCTGCCGCGGTCGCACTGGGAGCTGGTGTCGGAGGTGGCGGCGTCCAACAACAGCATCCGTTTTTTCTTGCTGTCGGGAGCGGTCGAGGTCCGCGCCGCTCCCGAGGACGGGGGATCCTCGATCCGCACGTCCGAGAGGGACCTGTACGGGCGCTACTATGCCTTCTGCAAGACGTTGGCCAATGTACCGCCTGTTGCCTTGAAGCGCTTCAGGCTGATGGCCCAGGAGCTGCAATCCGAGCTAGGGTTCAACATCCGCGTCACCACGGGCAATTGCGGGGAAGAGTGCCACTACGAGAACCTCATGCTCGTCACTGCAGCAAAGAGGGCCTCGTAGACTTCGACCTGTGGGAACACGGCTGGGCGTGGAAGATCCTCCACGCCCAACCGGAGAAGCGCCCCGTCACGTCGAAGCGGCGGTGAACGTCAGGTAGTAGGCCTTGCCGGGCTCGAACTGGATGGCGGCGTCAGGGTTGTCGATCGTCATCCAGAGTTCGCCCGACGGCGTGGCCTTCGTGAACCGCTTGTTCTCCTCGTTCTCGCCGAGCGCCCCCTCATAGACGGGGATCAGCTTGACCTTCTTCGAGTAGCCGTAGTCCTCGACAGAAATGCAGGTGAATTTCGCGCGCACGGACATGCGTGTGCTCCTATGGCTTTCAAGGTTTGGGGGAGGCCTCCCCAGTCTCTGTCGGCCCGGAATTGGATCGTCGGGCGAGACGGGCTGGGGATCAGCTCGAACGGCCTAGCACGGCCTCGGTCGGCGCGGTCGGAAACCTATTCGGTTCCACTGGAACACTGGTTCCGGACTTGCGGACCTTTTCCCGTAATGACCACCTCGCTGGCACGAGGCCCACCCCACGGGTAGCAGGTCCGCCTTGATGCCCGCCCTGTCCAGACATGGGCCGCGGGGAGTCCCTGGGGTGGCTTAGGTGTGTTGGTCGAGAAAGTTGCGGAGCGCTTCCAGCTCGAGCTGGTCGATCCTGTGCTCGAGCAGCTCGTATTCGGTCTCGACGGCGAGGACCGCGCCGCCCTCGGGGCGGATCGCGAGGCTGAAACCGCTGTCTTCGGGCCGGCCTGGCCACCCGTAGGTGTCGCCCGACACCACGCCGAACTGGATCTGGCTCATCGGTTGGCCACCCAAGTGCAGAAAGCGAGCGCCACAAGGCCCATCACCCAGACGATGCCTTCGATGGCGGCGATTTTGACGTCGTTGTCGGTCTTCATGCTCGGCTCTCCGGCCTCGGTCGGCGGGGTACGGCTCGGGACCGTCCCCGCCGGCCTCGGTGCGTTGCCAGGGAGGCTACACAGCGAAGCTAGACCCGAAAAACGCGATTGGGGGCCGGAATCGTCACTATTCCACTGGAATTGGCGAAAAATGGGCCGTTTTTGAGTAAATCCGGCTCATTTTTGAAGATTTCGCTATGATAGCAGTCAATTTTCGAAAATTTCCGCGAGGTATTTTCGAGATGGTCGGCCTGGGGCCATTGATTTTGCTCAATAAATCGGTGTACGGCTCCTGGCCGAGGTCCTCATCCGCGACCATAGGTCCGTCAGTTGTATTGTTCGGGTGCGAGTATCCTTCTGTCGCTGCGGCGACGGGGGCCGCGCCTCGGTTTCCCCGGCCGGGGAAAACGCAACGCAACCGAGAGGCTTAGACCCATGACCGTTGTCGATACCGCCGCCCCCGTGGCCCCCGCCGCGACCGTGGCCCCCGCCCCCGTCGCCCCCGTCGCCCCCGCGACGCAAACCGCGTCGGCGCCGCTCGCCGCCGCGTCGGCTCCGGCCGAACAACCGGCCGTCCTGTACTCGGCTGAAGTGTACGTCGCCCCCTTCCGCGACAACGTGTCCAACGCGGTGAACGTGTTGATCGAAGCGAACAAATCGCTCCTCGCCCGCACGTCCGAACTCGCCTTGGCGTACATGGCCGCGTTCCCCGCCGCGTCGGTCGGGGATTGGACGAAATACATGAAGGACGCGGAACCCTCCGACGGTTCGGTTTCCACCTCCACGCTCAACAACAACCGGACCTATGTGAAGAACTGGCTGAACGCGGGGCACATGGCGGGGGTCCGTCACCACGTCGGCGACCCGTCGCGACTGACGGCCGAACAGTTCAAGGCGGCCGTAGTGGCGTACGCGGAAAAGAACGGGACGGCGCCCCGCCCGACCGAAACCCGCACCACGCGGGCCGCGCAACCCCCCGCGCAACCGGCCCCCGCGCAAGGGACCATCGGCACGTCGCAACCGGCGCCCGAACCGGCCCCCGCCGCGACCACGCAACCGGCGCCGGAACCGGCCCCCGCGACCACGACGGCGGACCCGGCCCCCGTCGCGGCCACGGGCGACGGCGCGGCCAAGGCGGACAACCTGCGGGGCCGCGTGTGCGACTTGATCGCCATGCTGGAGGCCGACGCGGTGACGGGCGACGGCCACGCGCTCGCCGCCTTGGAGGCGATCGCCGAACGGGTGACGGTCGCGCTCGCCGCCGCGACCGCTCCGGCCCCCGCCACGGCGGCGACGGCCCCCGCCGTCCACTAACGGTTTCCCCGGCCGGGGAAAACCGACCTCGCCCCCCGGGCTCCGGCCCGGGGGGCCTTTCCCGCATCGACGCCCAGGATCCTGGGCCGCGCCTTCCGTGCGCGAAGGGAGATCCGCCATGACCGTTTCCGCCGGCCGCGCCGCCGAATGGCGCGCCCGCGCTCACGCCGCCTTGACGCGGCGCGAGGCGATTTTCGACGAACTCGAAACCGAGACCGATCCGGAGCGCGCGGCCCTGTTGCGCCGCTCGCTGGAGGACGAACGCGCCCGCTTCGAGACCGCCCTGCAGACCGCCGGCCGCTACATGCGGTTCCGGCCCCGGTCCGCCGCCTGATTTCCCCGGCCGGGGAAACCGCCAAGGAGACCGCCATGCCGATCACGATCACGACGGTGATCCGCCGTCGCGTCGAGCCCCCGCCCCCGCCCGAGGCGGTGGACGGAACCATCCACTACGACCCGCGCGACCCGGCCGGGTTTTCCGATCCCGGTCGGCGCCGCTACGACGACCGCTCCGGCACGTGGCTGCGCGTGCCCGATCCCGATCCGCGGGACACCCGACGGCCGGCGTTCAAGACCGTGACCCCGCGCACCGTGGCCGGGGGATCGCCCTACGTGGTTCGGGACCGCGTCACGGGCTCGATCCTGTGGCGCTTCCGGGCGTGGACGCGCCAGGCCGCGCAGTCGGAGTGCGACCGCCTGACCCTGCTCTCGGGCGGACGCGTGCATTGGACCAGGCTGGAGGACGACGCATGCTGATCCGCTCGAACCCGTACGGGGCCTACCGGCCGTCGCTGACGCTCGACCTGCGCCGTCGCGAACTGGTGTGGATCGCCCGCACCTTCATCGTGGTCTGGGGCCGCTATGTGGAGTACGCGTGGCGGGTCTGACCGGGAGGGGGGTGCCGTCGCCGCCGCCCGGGAGGCTTGCGTCGGTAGAATGTGGCCTTTTTGCGCCCGAAAAGTGCCTTTACGCCTCAAGTCTCCTTACTTTGATTTCTTCAGACACAGATTGTTCTATTAGAAATATATATAAGATTTGATGCTAAATTAGGGACGATGAAGCGTTTAATGCTATCATCGTTTGTCGATAAATAACCTAGCCAGCCCGCAAATTTCACGCGAGCCAAGCTTTTGTATTGCTTGTTGATTTCCCCGGCCGGGGAAATCCGAGCCCGATCCCCACCCTGAACCTTCACCCACGCCGCTCGATCCTCGGGCCGCTGCAAAGGAGCCTGCGTCATGCACGTCTTCGTCGATCTCACCGACCCCCAGCTCGACCAGCTGCTCAAGAACAGCATCGAGCGGGTCGTGAACACCAGCATCAGCATCATCGAAACGACGCCGTCGGACGAGCCCGACCTGATCGAGACCAACCTGCTCGACTGGAAAGCGCTCAAGCCGATCGTCGTCGCCCTGTGGAGCGCGGCCCAAGCAGCGCGCAGACAGGATCTGCAGCCCGCACCCCCGATCATGGTCGACGCGGACACGACCAAGATCCGCACCGTCCAACTCATGGGTATGGTCCACCACGCCTTCGAGGTGAATGGTGAGCTGTATGTCAGCCCCAAGCCGATCGGCCGGGTTGGCGACTGCATCCGCCCCTAGAAGGAGCTAGCCATGTGGCCTGTCGTCGACGTTCCTGTACCACCCGCCCAGGTCCAAGCCTACGTGGTCGAGACCTGCATGCGCCGGCCCAGCTCGACGCCGCTGATCGTCACCAACGAGCGGCAGATCGACTGCGTAGGGCGCTTCGGGACCACCCGCTACGTGCTGCTGCCCACGCCCAAGGGCACCAAGGTGCAGGTGTCCGCCGAAGAACCGCTCATGACGCCGCAACAGGCCGAGGAGGACGCCCAGCGCTGGGCCGACGGCGTGAGGGAAGAATTCCCATGAGATACAGCACCTTGGACGGCATGCGCGGCGTGGCCGCACTGGCCGTCGTCGTCGCCCACGTGTGCGAAATGCTGTTCGAGCTGCGCCTCGAGAACATCAGCTTCGCGGTCGACTTCTTCTTCGCGCTCAGCGGCTTCGTGCTGGCCGACCCCAAGCCCGGCTTTCTCAAGCAGCGCGCGATCCGTCTGCTGCCGCTGAGCCTGCTCGGCCTCGTCGCCGGCCTGCTGCTGGACCCCTCTCCACCCTACAACTACGTGGTGCCGTGGAACGGGCCGCTGTGGTCGCTGGTGGTGGAGGCCGCAGCCAATCTCGTGTGGGGGCTCGCCGCACCGTACCTGCGGACGCGCCACCTCGTCCTCATCACCGCCACCTTCGGCGCCGTCCTGCTGGTCGAGGCCCTGTTCAACCCGCTGGCGCTGGACGGCGGCTGGCGTTGGGACAACCTGATCGACGCCCTGCCGCGCATCGGGTTCGCGTTCACGGCGGGGATCCTGCTGCGCCGACACCCGCTCCCCGTGCCGCCCGTCGCGGCGCTTCTGTTGCTTTTGGTCTTCGTGCCCGCACGCCTGCCGGGCTTCATCGTCCTGTTCATCCCGCTGCTGGTCGCGGCGGGCGCCCGTGTCACCATCGCGCCCAGGATCTGCAATCAACTGGGCCGGCTATCGTACCCGGTCTACGTGCTGCACAGCCCGCTGCTGTTCGGCATGCTGACCCACCGCTGGCCCCTGCCGGTCGCGCTCGCGCTCACCGCGCTCGCAGCGCACCTGGCCTCCGTTTACTACGACGAACCCATCCGGGCCTTGCTCACCCGCCGTCGGGTCGCGCTACAACAGGCCTGACACCAGTCGGGGACTCAACGCATGCCCACCGTCATCGCGCGCAGACGCGTGCGCTTCACCATGGCCCCTCGCCATGAGTTCGACCGAGCCTGCAACGTGCCCGGCGAGCTGCTCACCATGGACGACGGGACCGAATGGTTCCACCCGCACGGGGGCGAGGCTCCCGTGCTCATCACCGACCAGAACAGGAGCGGACTGTCATGACCCACAACGTTCACGTAATCCGTGCGCGTGCCGTCGACGAAGACTGGCTGGTTGCTGCGTACACAGAGCGCCAGACTGCCGAGGACGTGCGCGATACTCTCCAGCGCGCCGTCAACGACTACGCCACCAGCACGCGCAAACCCATCGACAAGGCCCACGCCCTCGCCACGCTGGTCGCGGCCGGCGACACCTATGTCGGGCAGGTGGAGATCGACGCCGACCTGTCGTCCATCGACTACACCTTGGTCACCGTGCCGCTCTTTTCCCCGGCCGGGTAAAAATGCCGAACGTGTCCACGCCGCCGGTCGAGCGGCTCATCAAGCTGCTCGACTGGCCCGAGCTTGCCGACGTCCTCGGCCGCTGGCCCAGCAAGGAGCCCGTCCCCTGTCGCAAGGGGCCGAAGCTCATGTGGCACGACAACCGGACGCAACCCACCGTGCGGGTCATGCTCGAAAGCACGCTCGGTCCGCTGCACCGGTCCTGGCGCGTGAAGCGCACCTGCGAGCGCCCCGAGTGCATCCACCCGTGGCACTACAGCCTCGAGAACATGCAGCGGATCGACGGCACGCCCCGCGAGCCCCTGCCCCAGCGGTGCTTCCAGTTCACCGAACCGGCCTATCCCGAGGAAGACGACGTGGACACCGCCGTCGCCATGATCCTGCACGTGGAAGGCCACAACGACGATCCCCAAGCCTTGGCCGAGCGCTTCGATCTGCCGATCGACGCGATCCTGCAGGCCCTGCAACAGATCAAGGAGGAAGGACTATGAAGGTTTTCAGCGTCCCCGACGCGGTCCCGTTCCCCGAACCGGACTACGCCAACTACGACGTGGAGCGAGAACTCGCCCGCCAGGCCGAGCACACGGCCGCGCTCAAGCAGCACCTGATCGAGGCGGGCTACACCGGCAAGCACACCGGCGAGATCGCCCGCTTCGGCGTCGCCGACGGCTACGCCGCCTACATGCTGGCCGACGGGAAGGGGATCTACGGATCGTCGTTCCTGATCCACCTGCCCTACTTCGACGCCTATCACTACCGCCACATCGAGTTCCTGCCCAAGAAGGAGATCTTGGCGCAGATCGAACGCGGCAAGGCGAGGCCGACGAGCATCTTCTCGAGGAAGCCATGACCAACGACGAACTCGCCGATCAGATCTGTCGGCAGCACGAGCGCCACTACTCGCGCCGGCCCAAGGAAGGTCTGATCCAGACCTGCATGATCTTCCACGGCGACGGCCAGGCCGAGCTGGTGCAGTGCCCGTGGCGGGACAAGACCGAGCGCATCCTCGTGCTCGAGTTCCTGCGCCAGCGCGTGAAGGAGGTCAGCGCCACCAAGTACGCGTTCTGGGCCGAAGCGTGGGTGTCCAAGGGCACGCTCGACAAGCCCCTGAACGAGCAGCTGCTCCCGAGCCAGGACCCGAACCGCGAAGAGATGGTGTTCACCATCGTGGTGGAGCCTGGCCAGCCTGTCGTCACGCGCGCGCAGCGCATCCGCCGGGACGCGATCACGGGCAAGGTGCTGGCCCTGATCAAGGAACAGCCCGAGGCTTTCCCGATCATGGAAGGTCCGCTGCTCGACCTGCTGGGCGACCGAAGCGGCACCCAGCACTGATTTTCCCCGGCCGGGGAAAACCCAATCAAATCAAGGAGGTTCACATGGCGTGGTTCACCTTCAAGGGTGAAGACCGGCAGGCCGGCGCTATCGGCGCGTTCGAGCCGTTCGAAGAGGCCGTCGACGCCCGCAACCCTATCGAAGGCAAGGAGGCGCTGATCCGCCGCCGCAACGAAGCCGGGCGGCAGGACGTGCGGGTCACCGAGATCACCGGCGCCGAAGTCCACACGTGGACCTTCGAGCGAGCCTACGTGCTCGGTTCGTACAGCACCGTCGTGATCGAGGCGCCGACCTACGAGCTGGCCTGCGCCAAGGCGCTGGAGGTGGGCGACGACGACTGGGCCGACTTCGAGGACGACGGCGAGAGCAGCTCGTCGGTGTATCTCAGCGACGCCGTCGAGGGCGAGCACGACAACACCTACAGCGCCGGCCTCGTCCACCTGCCGATCCCGTACCCGCAGGCCAAGGACGCAGAGGTGCTGGACTGGCTCGGTCTCAAACCCCTGATCGACCAAGCCCTGACCGCCGGCCCCGACTTCGACTTCCCCTCATGGCAGGCCAAACTGAAGGAGGCCCTCAATGCCTAGCCGCATGGACCAGTTCTACGCCAACATCGACCGCCACATCGCCACGCTCGGACGCAGCATCCTGGGCGTGATGGGCGAAGGCGAGCACCTCGGGTTCAGCTACACGATCGGCAACCACAAGGCCGACCTGCCCGAGCTGCTGGTGATCGGGCTCGAGCCGCGCACGGCCGGCCAGCTGCTGAACTGGATGTCCGACGAGATGAAGAAGCGCGGCCAGAGCTTCGAAAACGGCGAGCTGGTGAACTGGGGCGGCGAAGGCAAGCTCGCCCTGAAGTTCGTGCGCGCCGGACGCAAGGCCCGCGACGAGTACACGATCCAGGCCACGCGCTACCTCGAGACCGAGGACTACGGCCTGATGCAGATCCTCGTGCCCGACACCGAGGGCCGCTACCCGGACGAACCCGGGTGTGCGCCGCCGTACGGGACCGTGCCGGTCCTGACCGAATAACCAAACCCGCCAAAGGCGGGTTTTTTAATGGAGCAGCCGCCGTGCCAAATCATTGCACGAACCGACTGAGAGTAATCAAGGGGGACGCCAAGTACATTCGCTCGCTCGTAGCGAACAGGGACGACATCGTCGACTTCAACGTGTTGGTCCCACGTCCGCCCTTCCTCGACTTCACCGAGTCCGGTTCGCAGGCCACGGTGGGCTGGGAGATCCTCGGCTTCTATGGCGTGCCGGGGGAGGTATTCCGCTTCGGCACGCCGCGCTCGCCCGACGAGGCGTTCGCCTTCGCGTGGGACCAGCTCGGCTCGAAGGCGAAGCCGGCCGAGCGCAAGAAGTACGTGAAGACGTGCGTCGGCAAGGCGCTGTCGGGCCTGTTCTGCTTCCTCATGACCGGCACGCCCAGCTGGTACGAGTGGTCTCAGCGCTACTGGGGCACCAAGTGGAACGCCTACAGCACCGCGCCCGGGGAGTGGACCTTCGTCACGGCCTGGTGCCCGCCTCTGGGCTGGTGCAAGGCGCTCAGCCACGCCCTGCCGGCCGACGCCGAGGTCCGCCTCGACTGGGACGAGGAAGGCGGCGGCTACGGGCGCATCACCATCACCGCCGACAAGGTGGAGGAAGAGGAATGATCGACTTCACCGTCGCAGGTCGGGGCGAATTCCCGATCGACATGCTGCGCTACGACCAGTGCTGGCCGGCGGACGGCAACGCCGCGTCCGACATCCTGCACAGCCTGCGCCCAGGCCCGCTCGAGCGCCGCGAGATCAAGCTGCGCAGCGCGGCCCGGCAGATCACGCCGGACCGCTGGTCCAGCTTCCTGTGGACTGTGATTAAGGAGAACTGAACATGGGACTCGATTGGGTAGCTACGGCCAAGGCCGACGGCACCAACCCGCGCACCACGCTGGGCATGCGCCAGATCAGCCGCGACGACCCCGAGACCGTCGAGGAGTTCCGCAAGCTGTGGGAGTCGCACCGCGAAGGCGCGAGCGACAGCAACCCCCGCCACAAGGAATACTGGACGCGGCCGTTCGAAACCGTGCTCGACGAGATTCTCGCCGAAGAGGGCGGCGCGCCGTTCATCGCCACCAAGGACACCAAGATCCCCGAGTTCTGCACCGGGGGCAGCTTCGCGGTCGACCAGTCGATCTCGTGGCGCGGCAAGCGCCTGAACTTCGTCGGCCTGCCCGCCGAGCTGGTGAACGCCGCCTATGAGGACATGACCCCCGACGAGATGCTGGTCTACGCCGACCGGCTCGAGGCGGCGAGCCTCGACAGCTCCGCGGCGGACATGACGCCCGAAGAGGCCGAAGAGACCGTCAAGGAAGCTGTGGCATGGCTGCGCTTTTGGGCGAACCACGGCCACGGCCTGTACGCGTGGAGCTGACCCAATTTTCCCCGGCCGGGGAAAAGGAGAACCAATGACAGAAGCAGTTCATGAAGAAAAAGCTGGCGGCTTCAAGCTGAAGCTGCTGCCCGACAGCGACGTCGAGTGCCCGGTCGACGAGCACGACAAGGCCGTCCGGTTCGTGGTGCTGCACGGCCGCTACTCGAACCCCTACCCCGCCCTCAAGACCGTTGAAGAGGTGCAGGAATTCGAGCGCGAGAACGCCCACGACGACGCCGAATGGGAGATCTTCAGCCTCTGGCTGTTCGACCACTCGACGCGCACGTACCAGCCGTCGAACGACGACCAGAACCCGTTCGGAACCGGGATGTACGCCCGGTTCGACTCGGGCCGGGTGGGCGTGATCGCGCTCAAGAAGTCCGAGTGGCCAGGCCCGCGCGAGCAGCGGTTCGTGGCCGCCAAGAACATCGCGCGTGAATACTCGTCCTGGGCCAACGGCGACTGCTACGGCTACGTGATCGAGAACGCGGCCACCGGCGAGGAGGTTGACTCCAGCTGGGGCTTCGTCGGCTACGAGTACGCGCTCGAGCAGGCCCGCGGCGCCCTCGCCGCCGCCGGCCCGGCCCACTTCGCAGGCGTCAGCGACGAGCACCGCAAGGTCCTGGACGCACTGATGGCGCCCGACATGTTCCTGCACGGCGTGAGCTACGACCCGACCGAGCAGCGCTACCACTACCGCGACAAGGTCGAGCTGTACCCGCCGCGCAGCAAGGTCAACGACGAGGCCGAGTGGCTGCTGACCGTCGGCGAAGCCACCGAAGTCGGCAAGTTCCCCGGCCTGCTGCCGGCGGTGCAGGCGTTCGGCGAGCAGATCGCCAAGTACAAGATCAGCACCGACCTCGACAGCCTGCGCTGATTTTTCCCCGGCCGGGGAAAACAAGGAGAGCCTGAAATGGGCATGGACGTCTTCGGCAAAGAGCCGACCGGCGAGGTCGGTGAATACTTCCGGGCCAGCGTATGGAGCTGGCATCCGCTCGCCACCTTCCTCTACGAGGAATTTCCCGAGCTGTGTGTCGGGTGCCGGAACTGGCACAGCAACGACGGTGACGGGCTGGACGCGGTCCAGTCCAAGGCGCTGGCCGCCGCGCTGACCGTTGCGCTCGAGAGCGGCCAGGTCGGCGACTACGTGAGCCGGCGCGACGCCGAGCTGGCCGCGATGCCGGATCTGGTCTGCACCTATTGCAACGGCACGGGCGTCCGCACCGACGAGGTCGGCAAAAAGCACGGCCTCGACAAGCCGGGCGGCTGCAACGCCTGCAGCGGCAAAGGCAAGGTCCGGCCGAGCGAGACGATGTACTCGCTCAGCGTCGAGCGGATCACCGCATTCCGCGACTTCCTGCAGGCCTGCGGCGGTTTCGAGATCCTCTGATGGAACCCGGCGACCGCATCCGTCTCGTCAGCATGCCTGACGATCCCGATCCCCTTCCGCCGGGCAGCACCGGCACCGTGACCTTCGTCACCCCGCTCGCCGGCCTCGGCTGGACGCAGGTGGGCGTGGCCTGGGACAACGGCCGCACGCTGCTGCTCTCAATCCCCCCTGATCGAGTGGAGATTATCGAATGATTATCCAGATCAGCGAAAAGCCGCTGCGCGATCTGATCGGCGCCGCCGAGAGCTACGCCGAAGACTTGTCCACGGGCCTGGACGACGGCACGTACGACAGGACGGACGAGAACGCCCAGCGGTTACAGGACACCGAGAACGCCATCAGCTACGCCAAGGCGGCGCTGGCGGAATTCGGCACGATGGGCGCCTACCCCGGCGCCCACAAGATCTTCCCTGACTTCGTCCAGCTGCCGGTGCCGGAAGGTTTCTACGACCGCACCGACCGGGACGACACGATGCCCAACTACTACGACCCGCGCAGCTCGCTGTGGTTGTTCACAGACTTCGAGCGGGAAGAAGACCGGGAAGTGCCGGGCCGCAGCCGCTTCCAGCTCTACATGAAGGTTCCCGGCGGCGACGCCGACACCAGCAAAGAACTGTTCATGTCTGACTCGTGGGACGCAATGGTGGGCTTCATCACGGCGTGGCGGGTTTGGACCACGGGGCCGGGAGCGTCCTGAATGGCCCGCTTCGTCAAGCCAACCCCCGACTTCGTGCGCCACTGCGCCGGCCGCGACTTCCTCTCCGAACTGCGCATGGCCTTCGTCTACTACCGCGACGCCCAATGGCTGCGGCGGTCGGCGCTGGACAGCAGCGACCCCGACACCCGGGCTTGGCGCCGGCGCAAGGGGCGCGAGTACATGGCCTGGTGCCGCATGTACGTCCTGCGTGCGCTGGGCACCCTCGAGCGTGATCGTGCCGCCGAGAGCTTCAGGCTCCCGCTCGGCGTGACGTGGGAAGAAATCGCCGTCCGGCGACCGCAGGTTGCTGGCGCGCAACATCAAAGAAAGTGAGGAATTCCCCATCATGGCTGGAACCCTGACCTTCCAAGCCGCCGACGTGCAGCGGCTGATCGACGTGACCAAGGCGGCCAAGGAGCATCGCGGCCGTCCGTACGAGGACGACACTCCCGAACCGGGGCTGTGGCTCGTCGGCGACGACGGCGTCTATCTCATGACCAACCGCAAGCTCGGCCAAGGCGAGAAGCCGGAAGTGGTCTACGCCCAAGAGTGCCCGTCCGGCGACTTCCACGCCAAGCGGCAGATCTTCGGCGGCGACGACGGGGCCGAGTTCCTGCCCGTCGAAGACTGCGAGAAGTGGGTCAGCCGCTCGGGCGGGCCGACCGTGTTCATCAAGCTGTCGCCCGAGCAACTGGAACTGCTTTCGTAATCAGTTCCACTGGAACCAACGACTCAGTGTCTGGCCCGCCCGCTTCGGCGGGCTTTTTCATGTCCGCACCGCAAGGGAGGACCCCATGAAGAAGCCCATCACCGAACTGGTTCCGAACGACGTGATCACCATCCAGGTCCGCGTGACCCGGCGCATCGAGGACGACTTCCTGACCGTGCAGGTCCCCTGCCGGCCGGACAAGACCATGTTCCTCGAGGTGCCGTCCGACGCCTACGTCGGCTGGATGCGCCACGACTTCCAGTCGGGCGACCGCGTGGCCTGGCACGACGACCAGTACCAGTACGAGGGCAAGGTGATCGGCTCGACCCGCGAGCTGCTCATCGTGCAGCTCGACACTGGCCCCGAAGCAGCCGTACGCAAGGACGAACCGTCGCTTGTGGACGCCCTAGCCTATGCAAAGGCAGCATAATGGGAACACGTAATCTCACCGCCGTCGTACTGGGCGGCAAATACAAGATCGCCCAGTACGGCCAATGGGACGGCTATCCGAAGGGTCAGGGCCTGACTTGCCTGAACTTCCTTCGCTCGGTCGATCTCGACGCCTTCAAGGCCAAGGTCGCGACGACGCGCTTCGGCAGCAAGGCCGAGCTTAAGGCCATCTTCAAGCCGTACACCGACGACGAAGGCTGGATGAACATGACCCAGGCCGAGGCGTTCGCGAAATCGCCGTACGCCTATCTGAGCCGCAACACCGGCGCCGGCATCTTGCAGGTGGTGATGGACGCCCCGGACGGGATCCTGCTGCAGGACGACCACGAGTTCGCCGCCGACGGCCTGTTCTGCGAGTGGGCCTACGTGATCGACCTCGACCGCCGTACCTTCGAGATCTACCGCGGCTTCCAGAGACGCCCCGTGCCGCCGGGCCAGCGCTTCTACCACCTGAACAAGCTGGCCCACGTCTCACACGACAAGAGCGTGTGGTATCCGGTGCAGTTGCTGCGCAGCTACCCGCTCGACGCCCTGCCGACGGACGAGGCGTTCCTCAAGCTCGAGAACGCCCAGTGGTTGCCCGACAGCGTCCATGAGGGCGGTCCGGACGTGGCGTGGAAGGTGGTCGACATCGACTGGGACGACCCGCGCTACGCGATCCTGGAGTCGAGCGACCATGAATACCAGGTCGCGTTCCGCAGCCCCGATCAGGAGGACCGCGACGAGTGGCAGGACGTCTTCGAGGCCCTGCCGGCGTTCACCACCCTCGAAGCGGCCAAGGCCGCTCTGGCGCTGAAACATGAGCAAGCCTGAGCACGTCGTCGTCCTGCACCTCGACGCCGACGGCTCGGTCTCCCTGCGGGTGTGGGGCGACGAGCGCGTCTGCGTGCTCTGGGTCGACGAGACCTGCCCCACCGACCGGGTCTACTGCCAGACGGCCCGCGAAACCGATCCCGAGGCGCTGCGCGCGCTGATCGGCGACAGCCCGATCGGCCACTACGGCGACGGGACGCTCACCCCTGAAACGGAACAGGCGATCCGCGCCGCCCTGTGGCGGGCCGAAGGCGGACGCCTGCAACTGGTGGAAATCAACAATGAAACTGGAGACCGCACTCAGGCTTCGTGACGCCCTCAACGAGGCGATCACCGAGCTGCAGGCGGCCCGTGTCGTTCCCGCGACGCGGACCGACGAGCTGGCCGACACGCTCGGCGACGCCGTGACTGACGACATCTGGTACGACGCCGGCAGCTTCGACGACGAATCGTCCAAGGCCGCCGCCCAGCGGATCGAGAAGACCCAGAAGGCGATGCTTGAGGCCGCAGCGGTGCTGCGCCGGCTCGCCAGCCTGCGGATCGGCGTCTGGATCCACGGCGGGAACGTCGTCGGCGTGTTCAGCGACCGGGACGTGCCCGACCTCAGCGTCAGGGTGGTCGACCTCGACAGCCACGGCGCGTCGCCGGACAACATCACCGAGGTGCGCCAGGGCCGAGTCTGGGTCAAGGCGCTCGTCACCGACTGGGGCGTCGAGCACGTCCCGACCCTCAACTGGCAGGAGGATTTCCGTGGCCCAGACTAGACGCTTCCAGCTCAGCATGTGGCTGCAGAACGCAGCGTTCGCGCCGCCCCACACGTCGGACGAAATCGCCAGGATCCTGCGGGACGTGGCGGTCCGGATCGAGCGGGCCGACAGCATCTTCGACAGCCCGCAGTTCATCCTGTTCGACGTCAACGGGAACGAAGTGGGCTTCGCCATCGTGACGGGGCCGGAACCGGAGAGCACCGATGGCTAAGAAGCTCATCCACCCCGAAACCAAGGGCGACATCGTCGGCACCCTCGAGACCGTGCCCGGGATCGCCCTGATCGAACAGGGCGAGGGTCCGAACGGCTTCGAGATCGACGGCGTTCACTTCTGCTACGCGGGCTCGACCACTGTCCTGTGGGACGACCAGAAGACCGTCCTGCGCGACGGCAAGCGTGTGTTCGTCGACGAGGGTGGCGACCAGACCACCGAGCCCCAGCTCGTCGACGAAGACGACGAGGAAGAGGAAGTTTCCCCGGCCGGGGAAAAACTCTGGCTGGTCGTGATCACCCACAAACACGGCGAGGACCGGAGCCTGCACCGCACCAAGGCC